TTAGCTTTTTACGTCAGATCCAACAGCTCGGGGCATGGGTGGGGCAAAAGAGGATAATTTCTGGTTCAGGATTGTTACCTGATCCATATTGTTCTCTGCCATCCATGATCCGTAAACTCTGTACACCATCTGTGCATCAGAGTGACCCATCTGCTTGGCGATAAAGTTTGGGTTGGCTCCGGCTGCTAATGACCAGCATGCATAGGTGTGCCTGGACTGATATGCTTTGCGATAGCGAATTCCTGCGCGCCGCATTGCTATCTCCCAGTTTTGGTTTATCGATCCAACCGCGTAATGATGCCCTGCCAGGCTATTGCGCGTTACTACCTGCGGATTGAACACGAAGGTGCACGGATGCATCTCACACCTGCCATATTCCCTGAGCTTCACCGTCACTTCGTACTGCTTTCCTAACCTGGTCATTTCCGCCTGGCTTCTGAGTACGTCTATCGCTGGCTGAATAAGGTTTATGACCCTGTTAGTTCCAGCCTCTGTCTTTGGAAGTGTAAATTCCTTCGTCAGAGTATGGTTTCTTCGGATGGTCATTGTTCCTGCCTTCAGGTCTATATCCTCCCATGCCAGTGATACCAGTTCACCATGCCGGACGCCGGTATAAACCGCCAGCGACCACATATTCCTGATCTGCTGGTGACGACATGCTTCAATCAGCCTCATGAACTCATCCCTTGTAAGCGGATCGGGTTCGGTGCGAGACTTTTTGAGTGCGGTGATACCTGTAAAGGGATTGGCATCTATGTATCCGCTGTCAGCAGCAAACTGGAACATGCCGGACATAATATTCATGTAATTATTCACCGTGGGAACAGCGCGCCCCTTTACCGGCGTTTTGTGTCCACGCTTCATCACCTGATACCCGGTAAGCAAATCCTTCCTTATGAAAAGCAGGTCTTCCTTGGTGATAGAGGAGGCGAGCCTTTCCTCTCCCAGTCTCGGCACCATGTTACGCGCAATAGACTTGTAGCGGCTCATTGCGTTGGCGCTGATCTCCATATTTTTCAGCTCAAGCCATTTTCTCGCCAGCTCAAAAACGGTTACCTCCTTGCTTTCCACACCAAACTTTTTTAGGTTGGGCGAGCCGGGGAACTGTGATGAATAATTAAAATTTCCGGTCTTTATAGCGAAGCAAACCGATGACCGTAACTCTCCAGCAACTTTTCTGTTTTTTGGTGTATCCGGCACGCCAAGGTTTTCCCTGACCCTGGCTCCTTTATAGATGAACCATATGCGTAAATTTCCGCCATGGTTTTCAACGCCTGTTGGGTATGCTGATTTAGCCACATTTCCCTCCTGACGCCCAAGAGCGCGTTAAGCATAAACGGATCTTCATTGCCGCGCACCAGGCTGTTTCGATGCTTGTTGTTCGATCCAGTGATTAATAGCTTCTGTGTTGTACATACATTCACTGTTTGGCTTTGGGTTGCCGTCAGGAGAAATGTGCATGTACTCACGACCGGCAAACCACGACTCACGACGGGCGCGTTCGATGGTTCCTGGCCTTAGCCCGGTGACGGCGATCAGGTTTTGCTCGGTCACCCATTTATTCGGTACTAGTTGGATAATTTCGCTCATGGTTATCTCCAGGCAAAAAGAAGCCCCGACTAGCGGGGCAATGACAACAAGGGGATGCTTTCGCACCCAATAGCCAGCTCATAACTGGCTATAAGTTGCGTCATTCTTGCTGCTTGACTGTGTAATTGCCGTTCGGTTTAACACCAACTGAAAAGTAAGTGCCGCCTGTAATGCCGATCCCCCACACGTCGCTCGTCCCATCATTCGGCTTCTTCTCGCTGATGAACCTTTGCAATGCGACGATCGCTTTCTCAATGTCCAGCGTTGAGTTAACCGTCATGGTGATACGCATACTCTCTCCTCATGCCGCACGCTGGGCGCGCAGCGATTTAATATGCTCGCTCGTCTCCAGTTCGGCGCGTATCTGTGCCGCCTCACGGTGATCGAGGTGCTCGAAATCATTGTTAAAGCGATTTATTGAAGCGGTGTTTATCCGGCCCTGTCGCCAGTAGCGGACTATCTGTGATGTGCAGCTGTGAATGATGACGGGCCAACCGTGCTGGTCAGCGTAAATCTGACCCCGTTGAATTAGCTGGAACATGTTGACCACCTTTGACGAAGATCACCCAGTGGGTTTTGTCTGACTTGCCGGTGCGCTGCCAGATGATCGGCTTCTCGTCGGTAAGCGGCAGGATATTGCTTACCGGGATCTGCGTTTCGTTCCATTTGAAGATGAGCACGCCGTGTGGCCACAACACACGAAATGCTTCTGCGAAGCCGGCACGCAGATCATCTCGCCATGTTTCTTTGTTAAGCCGACCATACTTTTTCCCCATCCATGCGTTATCACCGACACGCTCGAGGTGCGGCGGATCGAACACGACGACAGGGAAAGTGTTATCGGCAAAGGGTAGGGCGCGGAAATCAGCAATAAGGTCCGGACTAATTACCAGTTGGCGACCGTCACAAAGCTCATGCTGCTCGGCGCGGATGTCACTGAACACCGCGCGCTCGTCCTGCTTGTCGAACCAGAACATGCGCGACCCGCAGCACATGTCTAAAATTGCCTGCTGCATTACAGCCCCCTCTGCTTATTCTTTAGTTCGATAACACCCTGGCACTCCGCGCATCGCTGGCAGCCCGGCACCTTCATCCGCCGCGGCTCCGGGGTATCCTCGCCGCATTCCGCGCAATGCTCAGCTGATACGGCGTTGCGGTCGATGCGGTGAGCGGAAAGGGCAGCGTTACGCTGAAGCTCTTCAATCTCTGCTGCGGTATCGATGATGTCGGCCATGGTCAATGCTCCCGGAACTGTCGGTTAATTCGGTTGAAGGTGAACGCCAGCAATAAAAAAGGCCGCATTAGCGACCTGATGATTTGTTGGAGTAGGGTCATGCTGACTCCTCAATCTGGTTTAAGAATTGAGAATGCTGCTGCCGCCACTCTTGGAACCTGTCCATTGCCAAGGGCTTTAATTCTGTCCACCCCGAAGGCCACATCATCAGCCACTCTGCGTAGTTTGGGCAGATGTTCAGGCCAGGCGTTTCCTCGCCTCCATCCTGCAAATGCTTCCAGGCTAAATAGTCTTCTAGGTTGTGCCTGTGCTCTCCCGTTCTCGCTCTGCACCATGCTATCCCATGACTTCCCATGCTCGCCCTTGGCGTAGGCTGCAATCCAGATACGGTCACGTTGATGGGGCGCTCCAAGGTCTGATGCTGATAGACAACACCATTCCGAATCAAACCCCATTTTGGCAAGGTCACTAATGACCATTGCAAGTCCTCTTCCCACAAGCAAAGGTGAGTTTTCCACGAATACGAATCTAGGTCGTACCTCACCGATGATTCTTGCCATGTGTCGCCAAAGTCCAGATTGACTTCCTTCGATTCCTGCTCCTTTGCCTGCCCCTGATATGTCCTGGCATGGAAATCCTCCAGAAATGACATCAACAATTCCTCTCCAAGGCTTTCCGTCAAAACTGCACACGTCAGACCAAACCGGGAAAGGTCGTAAGATTCCATCATTTTGTCGTTGCGCGAGAACTTGTGCGGCGTAGGCATCACGTTCAACTGCGCAAACTGTTCGCCAGCCAAGGAGGTGTCCGCCGAGTATCCCTCCGCCAGCGCCTGCGAAAAGAGCCAACTCATTCACGCCGCCTCCCGTCGTGTAATTAATTTCGCCCCAAAAGACATAAGCTCATCCCGATCCACAGTTGCGAAGTGGCAGTGTGTACGCGGGAATGGACGCCAGATGATGAGCATCGACCCTTTATTGTTGCCGCTTACCGGCTTACCGGTGACCGGGTTGATAAATGCCAGACGACCGGCGGTGATGAATCGCACCTCGCTGGCGGTCTGTATCGCTTCCTTGAACCAGCCTACCGACGTGTCTGCCGGTACCAGCATGACCGTGCCGATCTGATTGGTGCTCTCGGCAGCGGCCTTTTTAACAAACGGCATGATGTCGCTGTATGGCGGGTTCAGCCACGCATAGCCGGGAATGGTGAGGTAATCGGCCCACGGCGTTACCAGGGTGTTCTGCTCGGCGGTGATGAACTTGCGACACAGCGTGTTATGGGGCGCTGCTGCTGCGTCCAGTTGAAAGCAAAATTCAGCATCCAATGCTGCGAATAAGGCAGGAGGTGTGCGCCATAAATCACGTTGATCCGCTGGCGTATTGCTTCCGGTGTAATCGGTCATTGCTCTCCCTCCGCATCATCCAGCCATCCGTTTCTGGCCTTATTCCACCAGGCTCGCTTATCGCCAACTTCCTGTATGCTGCGCCCGGTAATCTCCGCTATCTCTGGGTTGGTATGACGCAAGAACAGCGCGATTTCTTCAGGTGTCCATTCAGGCATGATTGACCCTCCAGATGCTCTGGATAGAGCGTTGCGTTTACTGCGCACAGAGTGGATAGATCGACCGGTGGCAGTGGCAATTTCTTCATCCGTGAATCTACCGAAAAGGAAAAGCTCTGGCTTAGTCCATGGTCTGCCGGTCATCCGTGATGGAAGGTGAGCGCCGATCCGTGACGCTTTTCTTTCAATCGCTGCCGGTGAGCGCTCAAGCTTTTCTGCTATGACAGAGATGTGCATTGTTTTGCATACGTCGCGCAGGAACAATTTTTCCCACGGCTGCCAGACTTCGGCCATAACTACCTCCATTGCTCTCCGAACGTGAATCCGATCTCCGCCAGCGCCTCATCCATCTTTTCGATGAACTCTGGCACCATCTCGTCGAAATCAGCCATGAACTGTGGATCACGTTCGACGACAACGTGATGAATGCCTTCGCGCTTCATGCGTGGGTCGTAGTTGGAAAAGAACCAGGCATCTTTACCGGTCACCCACATGCTGTATTGAACCTGAGCCATATAGGCGGATCTGATAGCCTCGAAACCGCCGAGACGGAACTTCATAAAATCGCGAGAGGTAAACGGGCATTTCAGCTCAAGGCCGAAACCGTTGCTGCATAGGCCGTCAGGGGAGCACGCCGTGCGCATACTTTCGTCGCGAAAAAGGATCGGTGACTCAGTGACCGTTACGCCAGTAGTGAATTCGAAAAGCGCTCGGGCATCTTCTTCATACTGCTTACCCCATGCCAGCGCCTTAGCGTTAACTTCTGGCGCGGCGCCGGTACATACCTCAGCAAGCAAGGTGTGGAAGTAGGACATTTTCATGTCTGTCCACTTCTTGCCGGATCGGGGCTTTGAGATGACGTTATGAACTTCGGATGCCGTAATGACGGCGAGGCGTAGCTTGTGCCACGCCTCATCGCCCTGCTGGATGTTGGTTACGTCAATGCCGGTCCTGGCTAGGATAATTTCTGGTGTCATGCTGCCGCCTTCTGCTTCAGGAACCCGAGAGCCTTAACACCTTCAAGCTCTGTCAGGTCTGCTGGCTGAGTGATAGGGCGTTTGAAAATGCGTGAGCAGAGAGGGAGAAGATCGGCATCCCATGTCTTATCCAAAGAGACGAGCAGGTCGTTAATCTCTTTCTGAGTGGTTTCGCTAAGGGGTGTTATATCGCGCTCTGGCTGGCGTTCTGCTGCAAAATTGATACCTTCTTCGCCCTCAGTGTTAACGTGGTCGATAGCGGCATCCAGGCGCTCACGGCGCGGCCAGTATTTTGCGGCCTGCTTAACAACCGTCTTGAGGATCATCTGCTCTTCATCGGTGACCCATGGACACTTCTTGCTGTTGTCAGATTTGTACTTCTTCCATGCTTCAGACCGGTCACGGATGGAGTATATGGCATCGATACGCATCGTATGAGTGAGGTAATCACCATCGTCAGTTTTAACCGTTACATACGCGCCTACGATGTCCCCGCGTTGTTCTTCAGTATCAAAGTCGTTGTAGATGTGGATCGGCGGCTTATCGAGCCCTTCCCGGCGGAACTGGTCATTTCTGCGAACAATTGCCGACTGACACCACTTAATCGCACCAGACTGCTGCGCAATATGCATCAGTCCCATATAACTGATGTCGAGGCAAATGGCCCCTTTACGCGGGACCAGATAAGCCAGCTTCTGCGCAGGGTTTAGCGAAATGCCGATAGCCGCAACGTTGACGATCGCGTTCTGCGTACTGGTCTGGTTCTGGAATGCAACTTTGGCGAGGTAGTCGTTGTTCTGAAATAACTGGATGGCGAACTGGCTTTCCTTCGCCCACACCATCCGCTCGTCAGTTGCCGCCTTAATGAAAAGCGGCTCCTGTTGTTTGACGAAATCAACAAGGGTTAAGCTCATAATCACTCCTTAAAACGGGCAAGGTTCTTGCTGCTGCCATTCTTTCTCTGCTCTGGAGTAGGCACATGCCGATATGAAATCGTTGTAGGCTTCCTGCGCCTTATCACCCATGAGTGCGTAGCAGGCTTCCTGAGGAAGAAATAGAGAGCGATTAAGAAGCGGTTCTTTCGGAAACAGGTCGATAATTTCCTGTGCGCGACGGTCAATCCATTGTTCGCGCTGAATCGCCGCCTGATGCGCAAACTCCTTTTGCGCTTCGATACGGTCATGGACGTAGTAAGCGTTCATTGCTGACTCCTGAATTTGGTTGTGCGCTTCCCGTCTGCGTAGTGCCGGACAGGGAGTTATGAATGGGGGAGGGGGTGGATTAGTGCTGAGTGGATCGACCGCGATACCACGGCATCCCAGCGGCTTTCTTCATCTCTTCGTTGGCTTCCATCCATTTGGCACCGTTGCGCTGAGCTCGGGCGTCACGCGCTTTCTGCTGTGCCATGCGAAGTAACTGGTGATTGATGGTCATAATTTACCCTCCACCTGGTCAAGCAAACCGGAAACGTGCATCTGGAAGCGGTTTAATGTCAGCTTATTGCGCGGGCATCCAACCTCAGTTAATTGCCAGGTATCTCCGTTTCCCATCTTTACTGCGTTGTACTGCTTGCCGTTGTGGGTGACTGTCATGAAGCCTCCCGCTTGCTGCTGCGTTCTGAATCCTGCTGCCATGCTTTACGCATGAAATCTTCGCTGAAATCCATTTCGGGAGCCTGGACAAAAGCGATATACGCTTCCTCCTGGCAATTGGTGCAGTAACCTGAGCGGATTGCGCATCCGCAGTTTTCACATTGCTTAGCCATAATCATCTCCTGCGCTTAAGCCGCGCCGCTGAATTAGCGATATTTCTTGCAGCTGATAAGTACGCTTCTCGCGCCTCTTCGATAGTTAAAAAGGCGCCAAGGTAAAGATTTTTTCCTTCATGCCAGATCCTGGCGACCCATGGCTTCGTTCGGCCCTTTCTGTTCTTGCTTACACCCAGCATTGAATTATTTGGACCATCCCCGGCAATTAAACGACGCCTCTTATGTGTTCCTTTTTCCGTGCGACTATTTATTTTCTTATTTATTTCCGCATAATCCCTGTTAAGCATGTTCTCAGAATGAGTCACTAGCCTGAGGTTATTAATTCGATTATCGAACCGAACACGGTTGATATGGTCAATGAACAAACCTTCAGGAATTGGCCCATTCACCATTTCCCAAATTATTCTGTGGACTTTAAATTTCTTGCGGTATGGAGTTACCTCCACCGCTAAATATCCATCGGTTCGTTTGCATCCAGCCACTCGACCCGCGTAACGTGAATTCCACCTAATGCCAATAGCCTCCGAAGCAAAGTGGTGGCCAGGTCTTTCACGCCAATTTATTAGCCCCTTATCAGGGTCATAGGTGAAATATTCATGCCAATTCATATTCGTCTCCGGTCTTTCCCGAATAGTCAGAACAAAAAGTAACCCACTGCGCGCCAACCTAGGCGGTGGATAGCCGCCTGTACATGTCTTTGCCCTCTCGTAAAAGGGCAGGGAGATGTAATAAAAAACCCGCCGGAGCGGGTTATTCGTCTTCACTTTCGCCGACAAGCTGACTTAAATCTGCTTGCGATGGCTTTTGCCAGTTAAGGATTTGACCGGTCTCGATATCGATATCTAGTTCCAGATAGTCGCCATAATGATTGCCGGGGAAGCAGTCAGGGACGTATTCGTTTTCAATGCTTCTTACCGTTTTTCCATCAGCGTCAATCACTGCTGCGGTAAATGTGTCACACACCTTGATGCAGGTTTTGATGCGCTTAACGTCTATATCAACTTTTACGCCCAACTCAGTTTTCATCGCCTTACCCTCTTAGCTAATAAAAAACCCGCCGAAGCGGGTTAGTTTTCGTGGCTGGATTTAATAAGATGACTAAACGCCTCAAACGCTGATGTTTGCCCCTCTAACTTCTTCGCAAAGAAATCTGCTTGCTCCTGCGAAAAATCATCAAATGCCTTGTTGAGTGAATCTCCATCATCAGTAAAGCTAACGTTTATGCTCATTTCGGTGCCAGAGAACATCGTCGATATGCACAACGCCTCATCGCCATCACTGTCCTGACCCTTTTTAACCAAAATCTGACGGTCATTTGATTCGAATACTTTTGCGAAACGCTCCATACCCTTACCCTCTTAGCTAATAAAAAGGCCGCCTAAGCGACCTTTGAAGACCATTGCCGAGCTTGCTGCCGATTAACCCAGGCTAACTTCACCCACAGGTCATGAAAGCCGTCGCCGCGAACAGTGGATTTGCATTTAGCGCGGTAACGCAGGAAATCTTCCTGGCATTCAGCTGCATATTTCTGTTGAGTAGTCATCACCATTACCTCAAATAAGTGGAGTAGATTTGCCGCGCGATTTCTGCACCGCGTGAATCTTGTTGCCGAACGGGTTGCTGTCTTTGTACCAGGTGCGCTTCTTCTTACGCTCTGCTACCTCAGCCGCTTGAGCACGGCGTTCCAGCTCTTCCCGATAATCAACCAATGCCGATAAATCTGGCGGGTTGAGAGCAATTTCTACGCGTGAACGTACTTTTCTGGTCAGCGAGAGAATAGGGCGGTTATCTGGCTTGGCTTTCACCCCAACTAACAGGGGATTAGCAGCTTTCCATTCGGCCTGTTTCTCAGCGCGGCGTTCGCGGCGGCGTGCTTGTGCATCCATTGTGATTCTCCTGTCAGTTAGCTTTGGTGGTGTGGGCGGTAACCAGCCGCATGATTCTGGCTTCTTCACGATTAGCCACCCTCACTTGCCACACCCCAAAGCTTTCTGCTTTGAATGCTGCCCTTCTTCAGGGCCAGATTTTTAAGAGCTTCACCGTCCTGGTGAGTAGTGCGTCCTGCTGATGAATCCAATATACACATTATGTGATTTTATAGTCAATCACAAAATGTGTATTATTTTAGTTGTACACACTATGTGTATGTATGTATTGGGTTTTTACTTTTTTAAGGGTGCTGATATGATTATAAAAACATCATTTCGGAGGTGTTTATGGAGCTGGGCGAAGAGCGGGCGGGTTTGATTTCATCCGCAGTCGGTGCTGCGGTTGTAATACTGATAGCCAATGGCAGAGCGATTAGTCGTGATAACCTGGTTGCAGAGCTGGAGCGCCAGCGTCGGCTAACTGGGAACGTTATAGAGAAGGGCGTGAACAGGGATGCGGCGGAGTTGGTGAGGAAGGGGCAATAAAAAAGCCCGCACGGGCGGGCAGGTAGTGTTGCGATAGTTATTGTTATCAGCTTCAGGCTGGATAGTTATCGGCAGAATGGCGGATAGCTTTATGGGTGGGCAATAAAAAACCCGGCTCGGTGGCCGGGTTCATTGGGTAACGCTTTGATATATTAGGCGGCAATACCTGCTGCGTTCAGCATGTGCTCAAAGTAATGTGACATATCCTCATTGCTCAACAAGTTGAACGTCTTATCTGCATAGTTATTAACTAGGGCAAGCTGTTGAGAGAACATTCTTTCTTGTGACAAATCAGCAGCATAAACCAAGAATGCATTTACCTTACCATCTAAAATGTTTTTAGCTGTGCTCATGGTTATTGCTTTAAAGGCACTGTCACCTACTTTTTGTTTTGAGTTCGCCGTTCTGAAGTCTAGCGTCTCAGTCAAATGGTAAGCGCCATTCTTTAGCAAAAGTTCTGCATATAGACCTTGTTGAGTTGAAAGAGGGTATCCTTGCACGACTTTATGATCGTTTAAATCATCGAATCCTTTACCCATAATCCCATAGTGAGAAAATTGATTTTTCAGCTCCGTAATTATTCTTTTTTGTGAAATAGGCTCTTTTTTGCTTGATTTTTCAGGAGTTATGTATGTTTTGTTTATTAACTCCACATTGCTCTCATACTCTAACGGAGTATTGGCTGTGAAGGTTCCGGCTTCGGAAAGGTTTATACTTCCCTGAAAGAATTTCACAGCTTCGTCAAGAGTGAGCTTTTCAGTAAGCAAAAACTCCATTTTTGACTTTAGGGCATCCAAATTTTCCATGCTGAAAGACTTGGTAATGGCTTTAATCTTTGAAAACGTTTCTAAAACTCTGATGTCAGGCCCGCCAGGTGTAGACACGATAAGTCCAATATTTATTGATTCTGCTCGAACGGGATTTGGGGTAATCCTTATGATGCTGTAGTTATATATTGTCATCTCAACACCTCTTTTCGAACAGCTTCAATACGCTTTAGCCTGTTATCGCTCATCCACCATGACGTTAGTGCCGATTTTTGTAGGGGATTTAACCAGGATTCTGGCATGGCATTACATATGAATTCTATGCTGTCTGATTGAATCTTTGACAGCTTTTCAAGTATGACCAGCCCTGATTCTTTACATGATTCGTGATGTCCTGTCAATTTACGAATGGCTATCCATTTGTCTGTTGTAGGGCAACCATAAGGCAGTAGGGAATCTCCGGTTCTATTGGGCCAGCCCATTACTAATGACGATAGCCCAAAATCAAAAGGCTGCACAATCACATGGCCATCACGACCTATCGAATAGAGATAGTTGGTAAGGTTTCTATCAATATTGAATATAAACTGATCAAATGCATAAATAGCCCAAACTTGATGCTTCAATGGTGCAGATGTGCATAAGTGTTCAGCAAACGTAATTTCATCCATCGGGGTAGATGTCGCTGATAAATCGTAACGGGAGCCAAAATAATCTACCCCTGAACTGTCGTCATGAATAACTTTGCAATGTGGGGTGGCAATACCGCACATGTCGGCTAGTTTAGTGCAAAGCCACTCGCTGGCTGGAACAAGGCTTGGATTCTTTGCCACTTTAGCTAAGGAGTCCTCGCCATCTTGGCAGCATTTTACAGCGTATTCCCAGCCGTCGGTGGCTATTACTGTGTGTTTAAGATGTGCAGTACGTTTTCCTAGAACAGGTCGCAAACTCACCACGTCTAGGCTAAACAAATCATTCTGCTCAGTAAGTTGACCTTCACTTTGGTGATCGTCCTGCATCATTTCCTCATGAGTTCAATTCATAGATAAAGCAATTGGCATACACTCACTCAAATCCAAATCAGTACTCTAAGCAATCTCACCTACTCGAACATATCCTCAGGCCACTGCGCCTTAACAACCTTGCCTATGATGCGGCAGTTCTCATTACACGGGATGCTCTCATAGCGTGGGTTAGGGTTAAGCGGCTCCAGCCAGTGCTTACCGTCATCCCATGTGTATTTCTTGAATGTGACTTCGGAATCACCGAAGACGCCAGCAACGCAAAAATCACCGGCATCAACTTCTTCAGCCGGATCTACAAGGATAAGCATTCCTTCCGGGAAGCTGGGTCGCATACCATGTGGAGCCGTCATTGAGTGGCCCACTACTTCAAGCCAGAAAGCGTCTTTGCTGGCTTTTTTGGTTGTAGATACCCACTTCTGCGCATCGCTTAAGGTGTATGTGCCGACTTCAGAAAACTGACCAGCCTGAACCGTGGTAAACAGTGGGTACTCATATTGCTTGTAGATGGGGCCTGACTCATCACCAAAAAGGATGACAGATGGTGACACTCCAAGCTGTTCAGCCAGAACTAGAGCATCATCAGCACTAACCTTCCTGGTTCCTAACTCATAGTTTCCAAGGCGCGACGGTGCGGCCCAGCCGCAAAGCTTGGCTAATTGAGCCTGGCTAAATCCCTTTGCTTCTCTGAGGGACTTAATCCTTTCCCCAATAATTTCATGCATAGTTTTCATACCGATAATCTATCACGACATGTGATTGCTGTATTTACACGAAGTGAGATTGACAGTTAATCACATATTGTGAATAATGGGTTTATTGCAACCGAAAAGGAGACTGCAATGAACAACATTGCACAGCAGCGAAAGAAGATCGGAATTTCGCAAGCTGTTCTGGCTGAGGCGCTTGGGTGGGGGCAGTCCCGCATCGCCAATTACGAATTAAATATTCGAACGCCCGGCCTTAACGATTGCCGTGAAATCGTAGAAGCACTTAAAAAACTTGGCTGCAAATGCACCTTAGATGAAGTTTTCCCGCCATCAGGTAACAAAGCAGCTTAAGTAACTCCGCTCTTATCACATCTCAGCCCTGAAAAAGGGCGATTCAAACAAACAAGTCTTTATGGCTATGCGTGTATGCGCATGGGCCTTTTAACTATTTCAACAAAGGAATTTTACAAAATGGATAACACAACCACCCGAAACAAAACGCAGGCCCGAAAAATCGAGTCGTGGATTTTGAATCAGATTGCGATGAAAGGCGCGTCGAACGTCGCCAAAGCAGTAGGGATTGATAAAAGCGGCATTACCCGCTGGAAGGAAACCATGATTCCCAAGATGGCTCTGCTACTGGCAGAGCTGGAATACGGCGTGGTCGATGAAGACGTGGCGCGGGTATCTAAGCAGGTGGCTTTGCATCTCGAAGAGCAGATTTTCGGATACCTGAAAAATGAAAAGACCCCGAAGAACGGCGAATTCTTCGAGGCCTAAACACACTGTGTTACGCCAACACAATTTCTATAACTGGAGAATATCATGATTTTGACAGTAAGCAAAAGCGCACTGCTGAGTGCAATGATTTTTCAGGCTAAAGACGACGTTCGTTATTACCTGAATGGCGTCTGTTTCTCTCCCGATAAGAAACTTTACTCCACTGACGGTCATCGTGCCTTTATCGGTGAGCACACAACTGAAGGTCTGACAGAGCAGGTCATCGTTGCTATCAGCGGACCGAAGGTCACGAAGTTTGAAACGGCTTCAATCGACACCGACACCGGCATCGTTTCCTACCTGGATGAAAATGGCGAGCGGACATCTGCTGGCGTTTGCAAGGTCGTTGATGGGCGCTTCCCTGATGTTGAAAGACTGCGTTCCTCGCATGAAACCAAGCCAGTAGATGAGATCGGATTCAATGCCAGCTACCTCGCTGATATCGAAAAGGCTGCAAAGCTCTACAACCCTCGCTTCTGCGCAGTAAAAATCAAGGCAGGTGGATCTGAAAAGGCTGCACTCATTGAGTTCAACGACGCGTTCGGAAAAGGCCAAGTCCTTATCATGCCAATGCGATTTTAGGAGATGACAATGAGCAAGCCACTCAGCCATGACCAGGACAAATTACACAAACATATTATTCGTGATCGCTACCTAACCGGTTTCAAACAGCCTGGTCGATTTCGGGCTGAGTGGGAAAGGGTTAAACAACTTTTTAGAGGTAAAGGTCATGAGTAATCTCGCATCAGTAACACCAATCAGGCCTCTCCTAGAGGTCGTGGAGCGTCAGGTGGCCGATATCGATGATGGGTATACCCGCATTGCTAATGAGCTACTGGAAGCGGTTATGGCTGCCGATTTGACGGCTCGCCAGCTGAAAGTTGTTCTGGCGGTGATTCGAAAAACCTACGGGTTCGGGAAGAAGTTCGACCGCATAACCAATACCCAGATCGCGACGATGACCGGTATACATCACACCCACGTTTGCAAAGCCAAGAACGAGATGATCGGCATGAATATCATCGTCACAAATGGCCAGATGATAGGCGTAAACAAGGTGATTTCTGACTGGAATTTTGAGATTAGCCAAGTTAGCGAATCATTAGCCGAAACAGCTAATAAAACATTAGCCAAGTTAGCTAATGGGAATAAGCCAACTCAGCTAAACACAAAAGAAACTATTCAAAAGAAAGAAAAGAAAGAAAACACACAGTCATCTTGCGATGACCGCGAACAGGTTAAACCTGAAAGGCGAAAACCCGTCCGGATAGACTACGAAGAATATCTGACAGCCTACAACGAAATCGTGGGTGACAGGCTCCCTCATGCTGTCGAAGCCAATGAGGAGCGCCAGCGAAAAATTCGCAAACTGGTTAACTCTCTCGCCACCAAGAATATCGACGGATTCCGGGCTTACGTGAAGGCGTTCATGGCAGCTGCAAGGCCATTCCACTTCGGTGATAACGACCGGGATTGGGTGGCTAATTTTGATTACCTGCTTCGGCCCAAAGTTCTCGTAGCCATCAGGGAGGGAACGCTATGAACCAGGATATCGAAGCAAGTGTGATCGGCGGGTTACTGCTTGGCGGGCTGACCCCGGCGGCTAGCGAAGTCCTGGCGACTCTGGAACCAGATGCTTTTGCCATCTCGCTATACCGCAAAGCGTTCACAGTCATTCAGCAGCAGGCACGCCGCAGAAACATGATTGACGCGATGATGGTTGCCGAGGAGTGCGGAGAGGAATATTTCGCGGCAGTGTTGCAGACAGCCAGTTCCTGTCCCAGCGCGGCAAACCTGAAAGGCTACGCCGGGATGGTTGCAGACCAGCACACTCGCCGGAACGTACTGGCACTGATTGACGAATACCGTACGCCGATCGCCAGCGGCACACTCAACTCCTCAGCAAGTGCGATGGATGAGCTGTTAAGCCGCCTGAGCGCTGTCAGAAAGCCGAAAAACCAGATCCGCGCCGTACACATCAGCGAACTGCTGGACGGTTACGCTGAACACCTGCAAAAGCGAATGGATAACGGCGAAGAATCGGACACTCTGAAGACCGGTATCGAAGAACTGGATCTGATTACCGGCGGCATGAACCCGGAAGACCTGGTTATCGTGGCAGCAAGGCCTGGCATGGGGAAAACGGAATTTGCTCTGAAGGTTTCAGAAGGAGTGGCACGGCGCAAGTTGCCCGGATCTGACCAGAAGCGAGGGGTGCTGATTTTCTCGATGGAAATGAGTTCTCTCCAGGTGGTCGAGCGCAGCGTGGCCGGGGCCGGGCAACTGTCAGTAAGCACCCTCCGTAACCCGGCGAAGATGGACGACGAAGGATGGGCCAGAGTTACGGATGGGATTGGCAGGCTGACAGATATCGACATCTGGATTGTTGACGCCTCAAAGCTGAATATCGAGCAGATCCGTGCAGTGGCTAACCGGCACAAGGAAGAGCACCCGGCGCTGTCGCTTATCCTGGTTGATTACCTCGGCCTGATTGAAAAGCCAAAGGCAGAGCGTAACGACCTTGCTATCGCTCACATCTCGGCGGGCCTCAAGGATATGGCGAAGGGCCTGCGAACCACAGTGATGTCCCTGAGCCAGTTATCTCGTGAAGTTGAGAAGCGGCCTAACAAACGTCCAACCAACGCAGACCTCCGCGACTCAGGAAGCATCGAACAGGATGCCGACTGCATCATCATGCTCTACCGCGAAGCTGTCTACGAAGAGAGCAGTCCAGCCGCTCCATTCGCAGAAATAATTGTCACCAAAAACCGTTTTGGCTCACTCGGCACCGTATACCAGCGTTTCCGCAACGGTCACTTCGAACCATGTGACCAGAACGAAGCTCGCGGACTATCTGTGCAAAAGTCAGCAGTACCGCAGAAACGCTACTCAAGAGGTGCTCAGGTATGAAACCCAGAACTCAGACTCAACGTATTTTGAATTTTGTTCAACGCAATCCTGGCTGCCAGTGCGCGGACGTATACAAGGGCACTGGCATCATCAAGGAAAACGTCACATCAGTCCTGAACAAGCTCTACTTTGACCACCGTGTGCGCCGGGTGGGTGAGAGGGGAAACTATCACTACACGGTCTGTGGGCCAGCAGAGCCACCGGTTAGGAAGCCGAAGAAGCAGGATGAACAGACCGGCATTTTTGGATGTGCCAATCCATTAACCAACCTATTTAATCAGCGCCTTGCAGAAGTCAGGGGCGGGAGAAGAGCATGAACAAAGTAAAAGCTTACACCGCATCGCCGACAGACATGTCACCGCCGGTGGATGATAAATCGTTCTGCGTTGATTTCGTGCTGGCTACAGATTATCAGGCAATGCAATCAGAGCGCGATCAACTGGCAGCACAGCTTGCTGATGTGGTGGCGGAGAATGCGGCGCTGAAGGAGGAAATCTCCAACATAACTTTCATGCGGGATGATGATTTCTTTGGCTCTACTCAGCGGGCGCAGGAAGTCATGGGGCGTCTCGTCAACGTCAAAACCCCCGCCACGGATCGCTTCCTCGCCGAGCAGCGGGCGGTGGGTGTGGAGATGCTGGCTGAGCATCTTTCTGGCATGCGAATCAGCGCAAGTGAAACCAGTGTTCGTGAGTTCGCCGCCCAGCTGCGCAACGAGGTGAAGGGATGAGCGAACTTTCCTACATAGAACGCGAAATTCTGCGTGTTTTCAAAGAGCAGGACGAAAGCCAGAACAAGCAATACCCGGAAGATTTCCCGGTGCGCCTTCATACGCATCGCCTCAAAAACAAACTGGGTCAATTCAGCACTGCTCAACTTAGGGCTGCTTGCCGTAGCCTGGTTTCAAAGGAAATGTTGCGCGAAGACCCGCACTACAGCGCTGTTAACTCACTTTGCTGGAGATACAAGTAATGGCTGACACCAACGAACTGACGGCGAAGCTGAAAGCGGCGGCGCAGGACGAAATCATGTGTCGTGAAGCCTGCGACACATCTGATGCGTGGCATGACGCAGCCAGCCCTGAGAACGTGCTGGCGCTGACAGATGCGCTGGAAGCCGCAGAGAAGCGCAGCGCAGAGCTTGAGGCCAGAACGCTCACCGTGAAGCTGCCGCCTTACTCGTTCTTCGACTTCAAGTTGGGCTCGAACCATACCTCTGGCGCGTATGTGAACCTTGAAGCAATGAATAAAGAACTGGCGAAAGCTGGCATCAAATTGCAGATCGAGGGGGAGTGATTATGGCGATCACGCACGATGAACTATGCCTTTTGGCCTGTAACTTCCTCCAGAAGAACGGCTTCAAAGTAGCTTTTCACGACCGTTTCAGGGCATGGACGCCCTACGGGGAACAGGCTGACGCTATAGGTTTTCGCAATGGCGCGTCTTGCCTGATTGAAGCTAAGTGCTCCCGGTCTGACCTTCTGGCAGACCGTAAAAAGCCATTCCGCATTGAACCGGAAAAGGGAATGGGCGACTGGCGTTTTTTCATTTCAGAGCCAGGCATCATTGAAATATCCGATCTGCCTGAGGGGTGGGGTCTGCTGCATGTTGTGAAAGGGCGCGTGAAGAAGGTGCACGGCTGGCCAGGGAACTGGGAGTGGGTTAACCGGGCCTCTAAACCTTTTTCAGCTAACAAACAGGCTGAGTGTGACTACATGTTCAGCGCACTTCGACGTATGGATCTGCGCGGGCACCTCAAAGAAGTATATGACGGGGTGATCGTAAATAAACCAGATTCCGCAATAATCCAGGCCGGGGAATAAGCCATGACACAACTGAGCAGAGAAAGGATCGAGCAGTTCATCAGCGATCCACTTGAATACGGACTGACCCGTAGCGAACAAATGGAAATGTCACGCCGCCTGCTTGCGGTCGAAGGGCGGGAGCCGACTGTCTGTCCAAAATGCAGCAACACAGGATTGACTGATAGTGGCGGAACATATCCATGGGGGGAGGGGATTCTTGTTCCGTGTGATTGTTCTTTACCGGATCCGGAGCTTACGCAACTTGTCCACGATTTAAATATCGACGGCAATCACAGGCTGGCAAATGTCATTCAGGGTCTAATTGACAGGAACGAAGCCGCCCCGCCCGCACCAGTAGCGCAGCCGGAATTGACAGTGCGGTATGGCGCTATGCCGGAGAGCAACGGCAAAACCAACTGGACAGCAATTCTTCTTCGTAAAGATGATGGGTGCCGAGTGTTCACCATTGACTGCTCCGAATATCCCGACCGTGTACGCTATGAAGCCGACCGTATGCGCTGGCTTATTGGTGAGTTACCGGATGAGCCAGACATTTTGGCCTATGACGCGAACAAGCACAGCGGCTATGTGCCACCAGTAGCGCAGCCAGTGCAGGTGCCGGAAGCAATCAGCACCAGACAGGCCATATCGAAAATGGAAGATTATGAACCTTGTGATTCCATCAACGTTGCGTACAAGTACGGCTGGAACGCCTGCCGCGCCGCCATGCTTCAACCTTCAATCGGGGCTTTACAGTTGCCTGATGATACCCGCCGCATGGACTGGTTGGTTTCTAAAGCCGTAAACGTACGTGAACCTCTCGTTTACGGAAGTCATAGCATCTTCTGGTCACAGGCAATAACTGACGAAGAAGATGACTATTACGCAACGAAATTGCGTGAGCAAATTGATGCAGCCATGGCAGAGGAACAGCCCGCCGCCCCACAGGAGCCAACCAAATGACCTCAATCATCTACGCAGCAGCAGTTATCGCGGTGTTCCTTCTGGCATGGAAAAACGGGGAGGTGGTGTGATGGATTATTCACAGTTGAGCGACAGAGATATTGACGCTCTGGTATTGCAGAGAGTTTACGGCAATCAGGCTAAAGATAAAGACATCATGCGCGCCTGGCTGCGTGGTGGTTTTAAATTCACAACCAACCCCGCCGACGCATGGCCTATTATGGAAGCCAATGAGATTGGCATCGTAAAAACCCCGAATGGATGGTGTGCGACAAACGATGATGCCAAATTTGAAGGTGTGTATTTTATAGACAAAAAACCACTCCGCGCGGCAATGATAGTTTTCCTGATGATGCAGGAGGAGCGCTATGCCTAACCCCATCACATTCATCATCTGCGCGCTGCTCGCAGCCGATGCCATTCGCGTATTACTTGGCTAGTATTACTATGCTATTGAATTGTAAAGAAAATACATAAATCCAATTGTTCCACTTTTTGTCGAAGCAGATATAATCATCTCGTCGGATAGTTAATGCGGGGTGATTATGATTTGTCCAAAATGCAATTCAACAGCAATTGGGAAAGAGGTTACCCGTCGAGGGTGGAGCGGAGACTATGTCTGCTCTAATTGCGGATATAACGATGACAAGAGTGGGTTTTCTGGTAAAGAATCAAATATTAAACCAATGATGAAGCTCAAGCTCAGGGCCAAACCATTGGAATAATACCAAGAGGACTAATTAGTCGTTTTGTTGCGTGACGTTTTGATAATTATCTCCGGATAAGCGATAATACAGGTGTGGAGCCTGAACACCTCCACGCCTGCTGCGCTTAACGGGGACGTTATGCGCAAACACAACGAACACATCACCTTGTCACAGATGCTGAAAAGCACCTGCGATTTTCTGCATTCTGCGTTACCTCCCGGAGGTGGCGTATGATTCTCCCAAAAGACGGCATCAAGCTACATCGTGGCAACCTGAATGCTATCACCCAGCATCTTCACCCACTCCTGAATGACGGGCAGTGCTTCCGGCTTCAGCTCAAGCCATGGCGCGAGAAGCGTAGCCTATCTCAGAACTCACTTCTTCACATGTGGCTGGGTGAAATCAGCGAATACCTGGTTAATTCCGGACGCACCGACGCTACTCCTGAGTGGGTTAAGCGCAACCTCAAAAAGACATATCTCGGCTGCGAAGAGGTCACCTATACCGACTTCGTTACCGGTGCCAAAGAAACAGCCTGGGAGCCTCGCCACACATCGCAACTTGATACCGGGGAAATGCACATCTTCATGTGCAAGGTTGAAGCCTGGTGCGCTCAATTCGGCCTGGCGCTGACTATCCCCAGCAACTGCGAGTTCCAGCAACTCCGCGACAAGCAGGAGGCATGATGCATAGCCCACTCGCTAAAGTCATGGAGCGCGGCATCTTCCGCGTACCTGCTCGCCGTAAGCGCAAGCCGGCCATCAACCCATCAGAAATTGTCACCTTCAACTATACGGCTTACCTGGCTGATGTCCTGTGGCTGCGCCGTGCTGCCCGGAGAAAATCTTCATGAGCATTTATCAACGCGTAAACGGTGCTGACTTCCGCAATGTATGGGTGGTTGGTGATCTGCATGGTTGTTATACGAATCTGATGGGCAAACTGGATGAGTTGAAATTCGACCCAGCACAAGACCTGTTGATCTCTGTTGGTGACCTGGTAGACCGCGGCTCTGAAAACGTCGAGTGTCTGGAGTTAATCACAATGCCCTGGTTCCGAGCGGTTCGTGGAAACCACGAGCAAATGATGATTGATGGCCTGTCACCACATGGAAACGTAAATCACTGGCTTGTTAACGGCGGCGGGTGGTTCTTCAACCTTGATTATGACAAAGAGATTCTGGCAAAAGCGCTGGTTCATAAAGCTGCCGAGTTGCCACTGATCATCGAACTGGTGACCGGCGATAAGAAAGTCGTTATCTGCCACGCAGACTACCCGCACAACGAGTATGCATTCGATAAACCAGTACCAGAAGAAATGGTGATCTGGAATCGTGAGCGAATCAGTGATGCACAGGATGGCATCATCTCTGAAATCACTGGCGCTGATCTGTTCATCTTCGGTCATACCCCGGCGCGCCGTCCTCTCAGTTACGCCAATCAGATGTATATCGATACCGGTGCCGTATTCTGCGGGAACCTAACGCTGGTTCAGGTGCAGGATGGTGACCATGCATAAGCCAACCCGCCGCAAGTGCAAAGTATGCTCGGCCTGGTTCATTCCAGCATACGACAACATCCGTTGGTGCTGCCCTGAACACGGCGCTATCTACGCTCTGGAGCTGCGTGCCAAAGAGAAGATTAAGGCCGAGGCGAAGCGCATCAAGGCACAGTACGAAGCGGAGAAGGAAGGGCGTCAGCGCCGCCAGAAGATGCGCGAGTCCTTCAAGTCCAAATCCCAGTGGGACAAAGAGGCCCAGGCTGCCTTCAACCGGTACATCAGGATCCGCGATGAGGGGAAAGAATGCGTCAGCTGCGGCAGTCCTCTCATGGGCAAAAGCAATTACCTGACCGGTAGCGCCATTGACGCCAGCCATTACCGTTCCCGTGGCGCTGCCTCACATCTCAAATTCAACGTGTTTAACGTCCACTCAGCATGCACTCGGTGCAACCGGCAATTAAGTGGCAATGCCGTTGAGTACCGTATTCGACTTATTGCTCGCATCGGCTTGGAGCGCGTCGAGCGCCTTGAGTCTGACAACGAACCTCGCCGGTTCGATATCCCATACCTGCAACGCATCAAATCCATCTTCACCCGCAAAGCCCGGCAGCTTGAGAAGCGCCGCGCCCGTCAACAGGAGCACGCAGCATGAGCAAAATCCAGTACCCAATGACCACAGCAGCTGTTTTTGATGACGTTGTTTTCCCGATACACCTGGACGGACCTCATCAGATTAAGACCGAAGTAGATAAGGCTATCGGCTGGTTCTGTCGCTGGAACAATGAGGAAAAGGCCGTAGTGAAAGCGCATGTCCTTTTCAGTTGCTGGGGCCTGTACCTGACGTTTGATCAACTAATGGCGGAGTCCGCATGAGCATCGAAACCATTTACTGCATCGGCTACGTGGCTCTCATCGCCACGCTGGCTATTGGCGACTTCCTGTATAGCCGGATGGATTCCAGATGAATCACTACAAAGCATTCGAATGGTTTGTTCGCATCAACCACGGCGATCGGTATGACCTGACGCGAGATGTTGATGGCAACTATGCGCGTGAAGTCGTCAAGCGCATGTTTGAGGTTTGGTGCTACTGCCGGGGGGTCAAATGACGCGAGAGCAGATAGAGACATATCAACGTGAAAGTCTCTCACGAGCCGGGTTCATATTCCCGCGTCGTGGTGGATACGACACAGCACAGCAGATTATCCGCAACAGTGAGCGCCGCAAGGCAGAGAGAAAGAAGAAGGCAGGAGAGACAGCATGACGGCTCAATATCTGGAATACGTACGCCAGCAACTCATTACTGCCACCGCCGACCTGAGTGGAGCCACAAAGGGGCAGCTACTGGCTTGGGTGGAGAACGCGCAGTTCGATACCGGCACGTATAAGCGGAAGAAGATAAAAGTCCTGGATGAGGTCAGCGGGAAAATGATCACTCTGGATAACCCGCCGATCCCAGGCAAGCAGTCCCGAGCCAAAGGCTCACATATACCACTGGTGAATCATGTCGAATTCTGCACATCCTCCTGGCGTCGCGCTGTGCTTTCGCTGGAAGGACCCCAGAAGGCATGGCTGCTCTGGAACTACAGCGAGAACACTCACTTTGAGCATCAGGTGGCGATTACCCAATGGGCTTGGGCTGATTTCAAAGGACAGCTACGCGGTCGCAAGGTAGCCGGTAAAACTCTGGACAGACTCAAAGCACTTATCTGGCTGGCGGCGCAGGACGTAAAATCTGATCTGGCAGGTCGTGAAACATATGAATATCAGAAACTGGCTCAGATGGTTGGCGTTACACCAAAGAACTGGTCGGAAACATTTACTGATCGCTGGTTGGACATGAAAGCCATCTTTTTGGCGCTGGACCGAAACGCTTTATTGCAGGTAACGAGATCACGTTCACAGCAAAAGGCGACAAATTTAGATGCAAGTCTTGCAAAACTGGATTGAAAGACGTATATTTCATGTAAATCAGATATGCTGCCAAAAATACATCGGCGGCAAAAAAATAAAAAGCCTCGGTTAACAGCCGGGGCTTTGTCGTTTCTGGGTCAGAAGCACAGCGGTTGTGCGCTCGGCTGTTAACCGAGTGGTCGGAGGTTCGAATCCTTCCTGTCCCGCCAAATATGCATCTGTCGTAGTTTGGGAATTACGTCTGGCTTCCAACCAGAAGATGCGGGTTCGATCCCCGCCAGATGCTCCAAATAAGGGCCGGAAGCTCATTAGGTATGAGCGCTCCCCTCATAAGGGAAGGGTAGACAGGTTCGAATCCTTCTCGGCCCACCAAATAAAGGCCTGACCTGATGACGGGCTCATAATCCAATCCATCAGGGGCGTTGTTGGCGCATCGCCACAGGCCACCAAACCCAAGCCAGGGTATCTTCGGCCACAGAGCCGACATTACTCGACCCTCATCTTCCCGGCGTACCACCGGGTTTTTTATTCGCGCCCATCCAGACAGTTAACCACTTATCCCTTACCGCACTGGATGAGGCGCATTCCTACGACTCGCACAGCTCCCACAAATATTGTGAGGAGAGAGATATGCACAATATGAGCAAATTAGCTTCTGGCGCTGCCTATGGCGCATCAGCCGGTTCGGTTGCTAATGGTTTATTGAACCGGCTAAGCCCTGATGAATGGAGCGCCGTTGGTGTAATTGCCGGTATCGTGGTGGCGCTGCTGACTTTATTCATCAACCTGTACTTCAAGCGCAAGGTATCTAACGCTCAGATCCGCGCGCTGGAAAAGTACGGTCCCGCAGTAAAGATGGGAGACGAATGACATGGCAATACCGGGCAGCCTGCGAAACAAACTGATTGCAGCCGCTGGCGGCGGTGCGATGTTAATCGCCTCCCTGTTCCTTGGTGGTCAGGATGGTGTAGAAGGGCGCAAATATCAGGCCTATAAAGATGTCGCCGGAGTGTGGACCGTATGCGACGGTCATACCGGCACCGACATCAACCGCAAGAAAACCTATACCGACGAAGAATGTGATCGCTTCCTCTGGAAAGACCTCCAGCCAGCTAAACGAACAGTGGACGGCCTGGTTAAGGTTCCGCTTAACGAATACCAGCGGGCGGCACTTTACAGCTTCGTGTTCAACGTTGGTTCCGACGCCTTCTCCAAATCAACGCTTCTTCGCAAACTTAACAAAGGTGACCAGGCAGGCGCATGTGAAGAAATGCGCCGCTGGGTTTATGCGGGTGGCATGAAGTGGAAAGGATTGCAGAACCGGCGAGAGATGGAGCGATCCATGTGCCTGGCGGACAGTAAAAATGACCTTTAGCCTTCGAACGATTCTTCTGACCGCTCTTGTGTTCGTACTGCTGGCTATTGGCTATGGCGAGTTACGTTACCGTAATGGCTGGTATGCCCACGCCGATCACATCAATACCCTCGCCGCCGATAAGCGCGCTAAAGCAGAAAAGGCGATTCACCCTGTAGAGCAGAAAGCGGCTCAGGCCAGCGATGAAGGCCGGATCATCTACCGAACAATAACCCGCGACGTGGTGAAATATGTCCAGGACCCGAACCGTACTGTGTGCAAGTTTGATGATGAGTCTGTGCGGTTGCGCCAGCGTGCCATCGACGCTGCCAACTCCATCAGCGGATTTGATGCAGCCCCCGTGCAGAGCAAGTGATGCTGGTGCAGACAGCGATGCGGATCTGCAATCGGATAATGAAACAGCGGAATGCGTGCGCCAGCTGCGTCTCGATAAGTACCGCTGGCAGGCCTGGTATAACGCGGTTAAGTGAGCAGCCCCAGGCGCTTTACAGTAGAGCGCCTGATGATGTTCTCCACTCTGCACAACACGGTTAGCCACGCTGTGAAGCGTCGCGAAGCTGGCCCATAACCTTACATGCAAGTTTGTCAGATCTAAACGATGTACTATGAGATTGAATGAAACACCTATTAATTATGGTTGTAGGATTTTTCTTAGTCGAGTGGTATTCATATCCGTCCTGTAGTGTCAGTGGGATGACTTGCATGAAAATACTGGGAGTTGATGAATACCGTAGCCGTAGGTTTAATGGGGTATTAACATATTTCGAACTTGAGGGTGTGCCTAACCCAGAGTGGGTTCAAATTTTTGAAAGACTAGTACATAACACAGCTAATAAGATATGGGTCGAGGGTTATTGCATCGTTATTGATATGATTAAAAACGATGCTGCACAGCAGCTGGAATTTCTTCAGAGTAAATGCGATGAAGCAACAGAAAAGTTAAAGCATTATCAAAATTGTCTGTAGACGAACCCAAACAATCCGAGTCAAGCCCCATTACGTGGGGCTTTTTTATTGCGATTACAAAGCGTCTCACCCGGGGCGCTTGATAATGGCCAGTGCATTCTCGCCCGAGAGAAGTGAGGTGATCCAATCTTGCTGACGGGTAAGCCGTAAGTGGCTAAGCACTACTGTGAAGCAGAGCAAACGCTGCGATAAGGCAGAGAGGTAACAATGTCCGACATCTACAAAATCACTATCACCAAAAAATCCAAAGAGACATTCACAGGCCTGATGAAGCGTAGTCAGCCTGAAATCATCAATGGGTTTGTCGCACTGGCTAACGATAAAGGCGAATGGCGTTACTTCAGCCCGGACAGCATTGAGGACTTCCTCTTTGAGCCGGTAGCGGGTGAAGCAGAAACAGAAGCAGCTAAGGAGTAGATATGCAGAAAGAGAAATTAAATATGGATGACATTAGCCTTATCTTGTTAGCCATATTCGAATGCAGGCGACTTTATACATATGGCGCGCCCAGGCTTCCAATGTTAATCGAAGGCAACGCTTATAAAGAACTGAATGAAGCAGCTGAAAAGTTAACCGTGTTAGAAGATAAAATCCGAGAAATCGGCAAAAATTTAGATATTACATAACCGAGAATTGAAAATGACCAAACCAGATTGGGAGGCCATCGAATCGGCTTACCGGGCTGGTTCGTTGTCAGTAAGAGCCATCGGTGAAAAGCACGGTGTTAACCACGCCACCATCCTGAAGCGAGCAAACAAAGAAGGATGGCAGCGCGACCTGACAGAGAAGGTCAGAACTGCAACGAAGGCCAAGGTAACCAAATCGGTAACCAAAGACAGTAACCAGTCACCAGTGGTTACCGACGATGAGATAATCGACCAGGCCTCCGACGAAGCCGCAGCGGTAATCATGGCTCATCGTGAAGGGCTTGCTGCATGGCGAGGCATTACCAATAAGCTCCGCGACTTCCTCGAAGATGCAGAAATAACGGAAGACAACCACGCTTCAATGTCCCGCTCGATTACTGCCGGTGTCGATGCTCAGATCAAAGTGATTAACGCAGAGCGCAAGGCATATAACCTCGACACTGAGGAAGGCAATAAGACGGTTGATGACCTGTCTAACCTGATGGATTCATTGTCTCAGGGGGCGTAATGAAACCTGAGCACCTCAAGCTGCTGAGCGACAAAGACTGGCGGCTGAATAATCTTTACTGGATCACCGACAAAGAAGGCAAGCCAGTTCGCTTCAGGATGACGCCTGAGCAGCGCGAATACTTCGAAGGCATCCACACCCGCAACATCATCCTGAAAGCCAGGCAGCTCGGATTCACTACCGAGGTCTGCATTATCCAGCTCGACGCCGCGCTATTTGAGTCGGCGAAATGCGCGCTGATCGCCCACACGCTGAATGACGCAAAGCGCCTGTTCCGCGAAAAGGTGAAGTACGCATATGACAAGCTGCCGGTAGAGATAAAGGCGGCCAACCCGGCCAGCAACGATTCGTCCGGCGAGCTCGTATTCAAGAAGGGCGGATCACTGTACGTCAGCACGTCTTTCCGTGGTGGTACGCTGCGCTACCTGCACGTTTCAGAGTTCGGGAAGATATGCGCCAAGTTTCCGCATAAGGCACGTGAGATTGTCACTGGTGCGTTTGAGGCGGTATCCACTGGATGCTTTGCAACTATTGAAAGCACAGCCGAGGGACGGGCGGGATACTTCTTCGATTATTGCCAGACGGCAGAGAAAGCGCAGTTACAGGACAAACAACTTTCCCCACTGGACTGGAAGTTTTTCTTCTTCTCCTGGTGGAAGAATCCGCAGTACGCCATCGACACCGTAGAGCCACTGCCGCAGCGCCTGGTTGATTACTTCGCAGAGATGGAGGCGAAGCACGGCGTTGTTCTGAACGAGCGCCAGAAAGCCTGGTACCACGCCAAAGAGAAAACTCTTGGCGATGACATGAAACGCGAATATCCGACCATCCCGGCAGAGGCATTCCAGCAATCGGTCGAAGGCGCGTATTACGCCAAACAATTCCGCTGGCTCTACACCAATAAGCGGATCGGACAAATTCCGGATAACTCACACCTTCCGGTTCACACGTTCTGGGATATAGGCGTGGGCGACTCCACGGCGATCTGGTTCGTGCGAGAGGTCGGTGAAGAGTTTCACGTTATCGACTACTACGAAAACTCTGGTGAAGGTTTACGGCACTACATGAAGGTGCTGAAAGACCGAGGCTATGAGTACGGCGAGCACTGGGGCCCGCATGACATCGATAACCGTGAATTCGGTGCCGATGCCAAATCCCGCAGAGAGCTTGCCCGCGAGGGGTATGAAATCGACGGCCAAGTTTACAGCATGACGTTCCAGGTCGTGCCAAAAGTCGGTGTTGATACAGGCATTGAGTCGGTGCGTGAAATCCTCCCGTCTTGCGTTTTCGACGAGGAGAAGTGCGCCGAGGGTATCTCCCATCTTGAGGGCTACCGCAAAGAGTGGGATGACAAGCGCGGCTGCTGGAAAGATAAACCCCTTCATGACTTCACATCGCACGGCGCTGATGGTTTTCGCTACTTTGCTGTAGCCAAGAACAACCACAAGCAAGTCGGCGCAGTATTCTTCTAAGGAGCTCATCAGTGAGTGAACAACAAGGCGAGGTTTCATTCCTCGTGAACGCCCTTGCTGATGTTATCGGGCGGCAGCGCATGCTGTACGCAGGCCAGCCGGGGAATACCAAACGCACGAAGCTGTGGGATGAGTTTGGCTATCCAAACAATCTTGAGTTTGACCGCTACTACCGGGCCTATGAGCGCAATGCTGTGGCCTATGCCGCCGTGCACAAGCTGCTCGAATCCTGCTGGATGGATAACCCGACAATCATAGACGGTGAGGAAGCAAAAGAGGCGACCAAAACAACAGACTGGGAAAAAGCAGTCACGAAATTGATGAAGAAGCACTGGCCGAAAATCAAGGATGCGGATCGCCGTAACCTTGTTGGCCGTTATTCGGCTTTGCTCATTCAGTTTCGTGATGGAAGAGAGTGGAATCAGCCTGTGGATCGGGCTGTTGTTGGTAGGCTGAAAGACAAAGCCATCGTGAAGCTCATTCCAGCCTGGGAATCTCAGGTCAAGCCAGGCAACTTCGACACCGACACGCTTTCCGAAACCTACGGACAGCCTGTTTCGTACAACTTCAACGAGCAGCCGGTTGGCGATGACGGCACCTACGGGCCGGTGCGCGGCGTGACCGTACATCCGGAACGCATCATCATCCTGTGTGAGGGGGCCGAGGATGACAACATCCTGTCCGGCGTACCTTTCCTGCGCGCGGGTTATAACAAACTACTCGACCTTGAGAAGGTTTCAGGCGGCAGCGCCGAGGGATTTCTGAAGAACGCCAGTCGCCAGCTAGGTATCGCATTTGATAAAGAGACCAACATGGCAGCACTTAAACGTGATGCCACCGATGCTGGTTTCAAGGATTTGGGTGATGCGCTAAACGAAAAAGTCTCTAGGATGAACCGCGGAACCGACGCTGCGCTTGTGATGCAAGCCGGTACGCCGTCTGTTCTCTCTGTGGCTCCGGCTGACCCCAAACCAACATGGGAGGTCACCGCCAACGAGTTCGCCGCATCAATCCAGTGCCCGTTCACCATTCAGTTCGGCCAGCAGACGGGGCGTCTAGCCTCCGATGAAGATAAAACTGACTGGGCAAAGCGCTGCAACGGTCGCCGCTGGGGATTCCAGTCTTCAGTGGTTGAAAAAGTCCTTGAGCGCTTCTGGACAGTAGGTGTTATCGATCCCCCCTCATCCGGCGAGGTAACTCTGGCATGGTCTGATCTGCTCGCACCGAGTGAGAAAGAGAAGATTGCCAACATGCAGGCAATGGCGACGGTGGCTAAAGATACACAGCAGGCCTACGGCACACCGGCGGTGGATGAAAATGAAATCCGCGCAGTGGGTGAGCTTGAGCCTCGCAAGGTAGTAAAGACGCCTAACCCAGATGCAAAGCGAACCGATAAGGACCCGCTGACAGATGATGATGACAGCGCAAACCAGAATCGGGACGCCGATCGTACCGCGTAACAAGGCTGACCCTACGCAGTCATCGCGGCAGGTCAGCCGGATGTTCAACGACATCGAAGACCGGTATCTGAACATCAAGCGCCGCCTGAAGGAGCTTTTCGACCAACGCCTCACCGGACGCCAGCGGGAAACCAACGGCGAGCGGTCTTGGATGATGTGCAACAACGAGGGCGCTGAGCCCTCGCTGTATCAGGTGAATGCCGGAAAGTTCATCTATGACATGAATGCGGCAGAGCTGGCAAGCCTGCTTCAGATAGTGCAAACCATCCTTGATGACGCGCTCCTTGATGGTGGCAGCCAGAATCTGTGGGCGCTGGAGTATGTCACTGCTGAGTATGAGCGCGGCACGCTGAGCGCCTACACAAATCTGTCTGTGCAGTCTCCGGTGTACGCCAGCCAGACGACGCTGATGCAGTTACTATCTAGTCCGGCTTATCAGAACCAGATTGCCAGCGCCTACATCAGTACTTACAGCGACTGGAAAGGCATCAGCGACACCGCGCGCGCTGACCTTGCCAATGTCATAGCCGATTCAATCGGTCGTGGTATCAACCCGCGCGAGACGGCCAGCATCGTCAGCAAGCGCTTAGATGTGTCCATGGCTAAGGCCAAGAACATCGCGCAGACTGAGCAGGTCGGAGCGCTGCGGCAGGCGCAGTGGAATGAAACGGACTGGGCTGCTGACCGACTTGGGCTGAACACCGGCCTGCTGTGGCTGTCAGCGCTCAAGCCGACGACGCGCACCTGGCACGCCAGCCGTCACGGCAAGGTCTACACCACGGAAGAGGTGCGGGACTTCTACGCTGAGAACGGTAACCGGTACAACTGCTACTGCAGCCAGATTCCGGTGCTGCTCAACGACGACGGCAGCATCTTCAATGAAGGGCTGGCGGATAAGCTGAAGAAAGAGCGCCAGCAGTGGAAATTGGCCGAAGCGGCATGATACAAAAAGGTTTTGCGGAGGAGTTATGGCAAAACCAGAAGAGCCGTATCGTAAGTTGATTGTAGAGAGCTTTTACCCAGCCAGCATGTCAGGCAAAAAGGGGAAAGTTCATATCAGGCCGATTCCAGGGCAATGGGCTAGCACCTCACTTGCTGTTGAATGTTCTAAAAAGTTGTCAGATGTGAAGGTTTACCCAATTGGCAGCCAATTTGAAATTACCGCCAAACTTACCGATAGGGAAGATGGTGGCGAGTACATTTACAGCTCATTCCGATGGGAATTTAAACACATCAAATAGGTCGCTACGGCGGCCTTTTTTATTGCCTTGAACCATCAACGAGGACCCAGCATGAAACGCAACCGCGTTAACGTGCTGACCGTCGTCAACTCCGCTTCAAACATCACAACTGAAACCATCGACGGCAAGCCACATATCGTGGTTCGCGGCATCACGCCTGTCGTGGACGATATCGTGATGAACCGGAAGTTGTACCCGGCAGCAGAAATCGAAAAGGCCTACAACACGCTTGAGCGTAACCCGATGCCGCTGGGCCACCCGAAAGTGGACGGCAAGCATGTGTCGGCGCGCGATGTCCGGGCGGTGAATGAGTACCACGTCGGGGCCTGGTTACAGAACGTCAGCCATAAAGACGGAAAAGTGACGGGTGACATGTACGTTAACCGTCAGTACGCCGAGTCAAGTGACAAGGGCAAGCGCCTGATTAAACGTCTGGATGACATGCTGGCCGGTACCAACTCCGACCCGATCCACATATCCACCGGCCTGCTGTATTCAGGCATCGCCGCCAACGGCGAATCGAAGGGCAAGAAGTACAACGAGATCGCCACCAACATGATGTTTGACCACGTTGCAGTGCTCCTTGATGAGCCTGGCGCTGGGACTCCGGAGGAGGGCGTGGGCATCTTCGTTAACTCTGAAGGTGATGAACAGCAGATCGAAGTTGCCCGCCTGGCTGACGGAATCGACTGCACCCGCGACGGCCTGCTCAACAAGACCAAATTTTTCTTCACCAATGCCTCCAACTTCTCTTTCGACGACATCTCCCGCGCTATCAGCGACAAGCTGCGCGAGGGTGACACCGAAGATAAGTGGCTTTGGCCTGAAACGGTGTGGCCGGACAGCTTCATCTACCGCAATGACGCCAAATACCTGAAGCAGAAGTACCTCATCGATGACGACGGCAAGGCCGTGTTCGTCGGCGAACCTGTAGAAGTCGTGCGCAAACCAACTGAGTACGAGATTAAAACCAACGGAGAGAACGATCCGATGAAAGAACTGATTATCAATGCGCTGAAAGCCGCTGGTAAGCCGACTGACGGCAAGTCCGATGCCGAACTGATGGACGCTTACAACCAGATGGCAGCCGAAAAGGCAGCAGCCAAAAGCGAAACGCCTGAAGAGAAGGCCGCCCGCGAGAAGAAAGAGGCTGACGACAAGAAAGCCAAAGAGCAAACCACTAACAGCGACGACATGCCAGCCTGGGCAAAAGCACTCGCTGATCGCGTTGACAGCGTAGTGAACAGCCTGACCGCCAACTCTGACAAAGAGAAGAGCGAAAAGCGCGCTGCGGTGAAGCTCGCCATGAACATGAGCGATGAAGAAGTCGCAGATCTGGATGGCAAAGCGCTCGACGGCTTTTACGCCAAATGCCAGAAATCAACCGGCCTGAATGGTGCGTTTCGCCATACGGCTACCAATCAATCTGTCAGCGAAATGCCGGAGTAAATAATGGCTAAAGATGGAAAGCATGTAATCCACGCGGGTGGTGTATTCCCCAACCCACTACTCAACCGTGAAGGCGGCGCTGCTGCATCTACTCTGCCTGGTACCGTTGGGTTCTTCAGCACCGCTGACAAGTTCACCGCGTCAGTAGCCGGTGCTGAAAGCGCTATCAAGTACGTGGCTAACAAAGACTACCTGCGCTGCCTTGGCGTTGACGATGCTATCGCTGCTAATGAGCTGGTGATCGGCATTCACCCGCTGCCGGGGATGTTCCTGAACGTTCGTGCCGCTGCTGGCACCTACACCAAGGGCCAGCCTGTAGCCGTAGCAAATGGTCGCGTCACCGCCGTTGTCGCTGATGCCGTTGTATTCGCTTATGTCGAAGAAGATAAAGCAGTCACTGCGGTGGCCGGCGATCTGATTCGCGTTGTGTTCAAGTAAGGAGCACTGAATGTTTGTATTCTCCAAGTCTATCGGCGAAAAGACCGGTAACGCAGAAGTTAACCAGTGGCAGTTCAACAACCTGCAAAATGAGCGCAATGCCAGTGCGCAGGCTGTTGCTGACTTTCTGGCCCGTACGCGATTTGGCGAGAATGGTCATCTGGACGCGGTAAACGCTGTAGATGACATTCGCCGCCTGTATCGCGCATTTGATACCACTGTGTTGCAGCAGTTCGAACCTAACACCGAATTCACACTGCTGAACGACCTGATGCCACTGTCTCGATCAGTTCGCATCGAACAGTCTCGTTACGATTACGCTCGTACCGGTGGTCGCGGCTGGGCGCATACGTCCATGTCCGGCCAGGTTGGCGCGGCGCTTGATGCCCGCAGCTATACCTTCGACGGAACGATGGTTCCGATCCATGACTCGGGCTTCAAGTTCGAATGGCGTGATCCGATCTTCAATAGCCCGTCCGTTCTTCAGTCCCAGGCTGACGCGCAGCGCGGTTCGGTTGAAGACGTTCAGCGCAAATACGTTGACTACATCTTCAACGGCTTCCGCGATAAAGCGGGTAACTTTGCCGTGTTCGATGGCCTGACCTGGAAGGGACTGAAAGACGACGAGCGTGTAGCGCAGATCGATCTGGGCGCTTCTGGCCTGAATATCGACTTTACGTCGTCTAACACCACCTCTCAGCAGAACCGCGATGGCGCAATCTCCCTGCGTGACCAGATGCGCCGTATCAACAGCCAGTACGCCGATCAGACCTGGTATGTTTCCGGTGAAATCATCTCTAACTGGGAGCGTTATTACAGCGACAACTACCAGTCCGGCACCGTGATGGATGAAATCCTGAAACTGACCGGTGTGGCAGCGATTAAAGAAGACAGCCAACTGACCGGTAACGAAATCGTCATTGTGCCGCTTGGCGCAGGCGTTATCGCGCCGATCGTCGGTCAGGCTATCGGCACCGTTGCCTCTCCGCGCCCGGAGTACAACAGCGATTACATCTGGCGTACCTGGGGTGCTATGGGTCTGATGGTCAAGCAGGACATCAATAACAAGTACTCCGTCATTCACGCATCGAGCTAAGGGAACATCATGGCACTGGTAGAAATCGTAGCAAGCAACCTGCACGCCGGTGCCGATCTCCGAAAACTGGAGGTCGGCTCTGTGGTCGACGTAGACGAAGCGACCGCTGATCGCTGGATTAAAACCGGCAAAGCGAAGGAAACCGACAAGAAGAAGGGCGAAAAACTCACCTTCGAAGTGGCAACTCCTTCCGCTAAATCAGCAGACCTGTCTGGCCTGCAAAAGCAACTCGCCGACGCGCTGGAGCAGAACGAAAAGCTGAACGCTGACGCTGAAGCTAAAGACAAAGCTCACGCCGACGCGCTGGCAGCAGAAAAGAAACGCGCGGATGATGCAGAAGCTGCGCTGGAAGAACTGAAGAAGAAGGTGAAATAACAATGGCGACCCCAGTTACGGCTGACGACGTGAAAGGCTTCCTCTCCGAATTGGGGTATGCCATCCCTGACGCTTTGCTTAATCCGATCCTGTGCGTGGTGAACAAGATTATCCCGTGCCTCGAAGGGGCCGGATATGACGATTGCACCGCGCAGCTCATTCTGATGTACGCAGCGGCTCTGATGGCTACGTCATCCGGTGCGCGCCGCATCAAATCGCAAAGCGCGCCATCTGGTGCTTCGCGGTCTTTTGAATACGGAGATGACGGCGTAACGTGGCTTCGAAATACGCTGTCCAGTCTGGATACAAGCGGGTGCACCGGTGAACTGCCAATCAGTGCCGGCAACAGCGTGGGCTTCTTTGATGTGGTGGGTGGCTGCTGATGGAATGGAAATCCGTTAAACATGCCATGCCGCGCTCATTCACTCGGGTATGGGTGATGACCGACACCGGGCGGGAGACTACCGGCTACGTTAAATCTGATGGCGAGTGGTTTATCAACTGCCCGCGCATCCGGGCTACTGGTGCGAAGGTGCTGCGCTGGAAGGAGGGCTGATGTCGAGCATTGCTTCGTGGAGCTATACCGCCACGGCGACCATCTGGCGCAAGCTGGAAGGCAATGACGAATACGGCGATCCGCTGGGATATGCCGAACCTGAGCAAATCCTCTGTGACTATGAAGGCGGCCTAAGCAAGCGTATCGGCAACCTCGGAGCTGAAATCGTCGTGAAGAACACCGTCTGGACGGAGTTTGCACTGGCGGAGGCTGGTGACTATCTGCTGATTGGCATATCGACCGAAGCTGACCCTGTTGTGGCCGGTGCTGACGAGGTGCGTCAGGTTATCCGTTATGCCGACACGTTCGAGCGACTGGCGGATGATTATGCCATCCTGACGGGAGGGTAGCCATGGGCATTAAAGTGAAGGGCATAAGTCAGGCTAAAAAGCACCTGAACGATGTCATCAACGACGTGAAGGGGCGCAAAGTAATTCGCGCGTTGCAGTCGGCGATGATTCTCATCGGTGCGCGGGCCGCTTATTACACCCCGATCGACACCTCTACGCTGATTAACAGCCAGTTTCGGGAAATCGACGCTGGCGGGGTATTCATTACCGGGCGCATCGGCTACTCAGCCAACTATGCTGCCTACGTCCATGAGGCGTCAGGTAAGCTGAAAGGCCAGCCACGCGCGCACTTTGGCGTGACCAGCAACCGCTCTGAGTTCGGCCCGCAGAAACCGAAAGAGTTCGGCGGCGGGACAGGGACGGGTAACTACTGGGATCCGCATGGTGAACCTCAGTTCCTTACCAAAGGCGCGAATGACGAGCGCGATAACGTTGATGCAGTGATGCGCAAGGAGCTTTCGTTATGACACCCTTGATGCACGAACGGGTGCGAAACATGTTCGTCGATGCCGGGATAACTACCGGTTTCACGGTGCAACAGTTGATGTACGACGACCCTGGCGACCTGTCGAAGGCGATCATGGTATTCAGGCCAAACGGCGGGTCGAATATCAGAACAAATCTCGGTTCTGAGTATCACGTCCTGGTAGACGTTGTAGGCGCGAAGGATAAGCGCAAAGACGCACTCAGCGCCGTGCAGCGTATCGTCGATTATGTCCAGGCTAACCCCATGGCTGACGAGTGCGTCGGCTATATCCAGAACATGGGCGCAATCCCCGCGCCGGTGCTCACAGAAGAAGGGCGAATAGTCTTCCGACTCCAGTTCGCCTGTACTTACGGCGAATAGCCATCCCAACCAAATAACCCGCTTCAGCGGGTTTTCTTTTTAAGTCAAAGAGGAAGTTTCACATGGCTAATTGCCCTAGCTCTAACGAGCGTCTATTCGGTGGCGCGGTGGTGCTGGAAGTCGCCGACGGCTGCCCGGATGTCAAACCACTTGAATCAGATTGGAAGTCCCTGGCTGCTGGCACCTCGAAAGGCTTCGACTTCAACCCGAACTCGGTAACTTCAGATGCGGATGACGGCGGCGGCTATGTCGAAACCATCATTACCAACAGCGATTTCACCATCAGCTTTGAAGGTGAGGTGCGCAAAAAGGACAAGCTGGATCAGTATGGCATTGGCAAGTTCATCAAGTATTTCTCTGGTGAGCTAAGCGCCAAGCGTCAGCCTGGTATCTGGGTGCGCATGGAATACGGACCGGTCGAATTTGTTGGCTACATGGTTGCTACGGCGCTGAGTTCAGACGGAGGCACCAACGATATCGTCACGTTCTCCACCGAGTTCAAAGTCGGAGATGCGAGCACCATTGAAGTGAACGAAATCACTGCGGTGGCGGTGACCGGCGTGACCGTAACCCCTGCAACCAGCACTGGCGCGTCGGGCGGTACCAGCACCTTCACGGTGAATATCGCACCGGCCGGAGCAACCAACAAAGACTTCACTGTTGCATCGACTGATCCAACCAAAGCCACGGCCACAGCTTCCGGAAACACTGTTACGGTGAGCCGTGTCGCCACCGGCAACGCGCAGATCATCATCAACACCGAAGACGGCAACTTTGTGGCCGTGCATACGGTTACCGTTACCTAACGGACATTCCAAAGGGCGGCGTGCTGCCCTTGATAATGACCGTTTACTGGAAGGCCTATGACCGCTTTAATCGATATTGGCGAACTCTCAATTAGCGACAGCCGTGAAGGCGGGAAAGATTATATGTTGCGTCCTTCATTCGAGGCTATGACCAGGATCGGAGCCCCGGAAGAGATAGTGCAGGCATACGCAACTATCCATGGCAATGACGTTGCTCAGTTGATTGAGGTGTGCGCTGGCACGCTGGGGCGATTTCCTGAATGGCTGTCTCCTTCTTTCAATCGCGCAGCTGAGAAGCTGTTATCCACGTGCATGCTGGTGCTGCAGTCGTGCTGCGATGACGACCTGACGCCAATGATAGGCGAGTGGAAGGGGTGGCGGCACTGTGTCGTCTATCGTCCGGGCCAGATGCCGAAGAACGACATCATCGTACTGGCGCAGCATCTCATGCAGCACGGTGTGGTCGGAAAAGCCAAGGTTAGGCAGTTACAGCGCCACGAAACCGGCGAGAAGACAACGGAGTTTAAGGCGATGGATTATATCGTCGCCGCGCAGACTCATTTCAGGATGAGCGAGGAAGAGGCGGCCAGGCTGACAATGACAAAATTTCAGATGTTGCTGGCGGCGAAATATCCCGATCAAAAAGGCTTCACTCGCGATGAGTACGACAGCATAGCCGACGAATACCTGGCTAAACAGGCCGCACGCAGGGCAAGAGCAAAGCAATAACCGGAGAATGATATGGCAGGTGAGAAGAACGCCGGTAGCATCGTTTATGAAATCAGCGCCGACGTTGAGCCGCTGCTGCAGGGTGGTAAGCAGGCCATTGACGCTCTGGACAAACTGGACTCTGCGGCCCAGCAGTCCGGAAAGGGAATGGATAACCTCGACCAGAGCGCGTCCCAAACCGGGTCATCGTTTACTGAACTGGCCGGTTATGCCAACTCCATGGATAACCAGCTGCGAAAGCTGAACACCAATGTCAGTGGCATAGCCCGCGCAATGGAAGAGGCCCGCAGCGGTACCGGCGGCGCAAGCAGTGAATTCAGTCGAGCAGAATCCATCATCGAGGCGCTTAGTAACCAGTTGGCGGTGCTTGACGAGGCTCAGGAGAATGGCGCGCGAAGCGCCGCAGTCTTGGCTGCGCAGTTGCGTGCCGGGTCGAAAGCGACAGACGAAGAAAAGCAGAAGATCGGCGAGCTTACTGGTCGCCTGTATGACATGAAGACTGGCGTTGAAAATGGCGCAAAGGGCACTGGCAACTGGAAAACCAGCATGCAGCAGGCCGGTTATCAGGTTCAGGACTTCATCGTTCAGGTGCAGGGTGGGCAGTCTGCGCTGGTAGCATTCTCTCAGCAGGGTTCGCAATTAGCAGGGGCATTTGGGCCGGGCGGAGCGGTTGTTGGCGCGGTCATTGCGTTGAGTACAGTTGTTGCTGGTACTTTGATTACCTCTCTTAACGGCGGTAAAAATGCGATAGATGCCCTTAAAGATGCTGCCGAAGCTATGGATAAGGTCATCAGCATTTCGCAGAACGGCGTAGCTGCCTTGTCAGACAAGTATGCTTATCTTGCCAAGACGAATGCTGAAGTAGCTACCCTGATGAGGAATCAGGCGCTTCTTGAATACAACGAGGCGATCAACAAAATCCCGAAAGCGATTAGCGATGCGTCCAGCTCACTCTTGTCATTTGGGGATAAGGCGCTCTCTGCATTTTCCGGTGGCTACGCTTCAGTTGACGGGTTTAATGATCGCCTTGCGGCTCTGAATATCACGACTGATGATTATTCTCAGGCAATGAAGCAGGCCTTTGGTGCAGGTCAGGCTTTCAATGCCACGACGATGAGCATCGGCAACACTGTCGGGGCGGTAGCTGATAAGTTTGGTATTTCTGAGCAGAAGGCATTTGAGTTCAGCAAGCAACTTTCAGATATTGCTAAAAACCCGACACCAGAAGCGCTTCAGCGCCTGGCTACAGAATTACAAAACACGCAAAGTTCGACAGAGAAAGGCCAGACAGCACTTACTGCTTTTATCGGCACCCTGGTCAACCTTTCGCGTGAGGCTGTAGTAGCTAAAGGTAACGTTGCGGCTCTTAAAAAAGAAACTGATAATCTGACCAGCGGTCAGAAGAACCTGATCAAACAGTCAGAGCGCAACCTTGCTCTGTCAAAGCTACAGGGAGAGGCGCGGGCCCGCTTACAGGCTCAATATGCAGCTGAAGATGCCGGGTTTGCGAAGGGTGATCCTCACGCCAGGCAGATGGAAGATGACGCAGCGGCTACTTATCGAAACACGGAGGAGCAGAAAAAGCTTCAGGCTGAGCAGAAGAAGGGTGCGGCGCAAGCTGAGTCAGTCGCCGAAAAGCTTGCAAAACTGAAGCAACAGGCAGATCTCTCAGCAGACTCAACAAGCCAGTTAAGTCGCGAGCAGGCCATACTCAACGCCCAGCAATCGCTTGGTAATGGAGCCACCACAGAACAGATTGCGCTTGCCGGTAAATATGCCGCTGCAAAATGGGACACCGCTAATGCCATTAAGGCACAGGCAGCCGCTGAGAAACTGTTACCGGAAGCTCGCGAGAACGCCAGTTATAAGCAGGATGTTCAGGACCTCAATACCGCGCTGTCCGCAAAAAAAATCAGCCAGGAGCAGTATAACCAGACCTCTGAGCGACTTGAGGCAGAGCATCAGACCAACCTTGCCAAAATCCGCGCGCAGCAGGCTGTTACACCGCAGCAGGATGCCGCTGGTAGTGTTGATCCTGTTCAGCAACTGGCTAATGAGAATGCCAGAAAGCTTGCTCTGATTCAGTCATTTGAGCAGCAAGGCCTGATCACCCATCAGAACGCACTGGCTTTGCGGAATGCCGCCGATACCCAATATGAGCAGCAGAGAATAGCCGCTCAATGGGAGCTCTTCCGCAATCAGAGCTTGACAAACGAGCTAATGGCTTCGGCAATTGATGGCTTTTCAAGCCAGGCAGCGAGCTCGCTAACAGGTTATATCAATGGCACCCAGACAGCGGCTGAGGCAACGGAAAATCTAGGTAATGCGATTCTTAATAGCGTCATACAGGCTCTTGTTGAAGTTGGTATTCAGTACCTGAAAAACGCGGCAATGGCGATGATTGCCGATAAGATGACATCAAACTCATCACAGCAAGCCGGGGCGCAAACTGCTGCGGCATGGGCTCCGGCTGCGGCAGCAGCTTCAATAGCAACATTTGGCGGTGCTGCGGTAGCTGGCATTGCGGGAATGGTTGCGGCTTTTGCAGTTGGAGCTGCACTGGCTGGCAAACGCAAGAATGGCGGCCCGGTGTCGGCAGGTTCGATGTACCAGGTTGGCGAAGGCGGGAAGCCTGAAATCTATCAGGCCAGTACCGGCAAGCAATACATGATCCCCGGCGATAACGGGAAGGTTATCAGTAATAAGGACATGCAAAGTGGCGGAGGTGGCGGAGTGGTAGTCAATATTCAGAACTATACGCCAGCGACTGTGGATGTTCAGGCGTCACCTGATGGCAAAGGAGGATGGACCGTGGATGCGTTTATCTACGATTTGGACAGCGGAGGCCCGGCAAGCCAGGCAATTCTGCGCAACCATCAGGCACCACGCAAGGCAAGAGGTTAATAATGGCGATACCTTACCCAGACTGGCTACCTCTGGCGCAGAAGGCGAAGACCCCGACAACTGACACTGGCTTTCGTACAGATCAGCCCACTGTCGGGGCTCCGATTTTCCAGAAGCTGACGGACGACCTCAAGACCACTTTTTCTCTCACATGGATATTCACACGGGATCAGCACAGAGCTTTCATGCAATGGCTGCGCAGCCCTGACTACCTCGACAACGGCAATCAGTGGTTCACTATGCCGCTGGGAACCGGTACAGGCGAAAGTGGGGTAGAGGTTCAGGAGTTGCATTTCCTTTCGTGGCCGTCATGGTCACAAACCGGGTCGGTGTTTACATGGAACGGTGATGTGATTGCGCGGACGCTGGTTAACTCTGACGATGAATTTGACGACATCATTGTCGAACTTCCACCGCCATGGGGTTCATGGCTCGATATTATCGTGACCGGGTATCCTGACGGGCGCGACCCGGAAAGTCTGCCGAGGATTCCGTAATGCCAACGTTAAGAGAGTTTCAGAGCCGACGGCCAAACCGGATATTGTACGAGACGATCATCTTCTATAACCCCGTGTTTGGATACGTCAGGCTGGTCAATAACCAGATATTCCCGAAGACACTCGGCGGTCAGGTTTACACACCTTGCCGAATGGAGCTAACCGAGAGCCAGCAGAGCAATACGCCCATCCTTGATAGCACGGTGAAGTTCAGCCGACTGGCGCAGGACTTTAAGCAGAAGCTCAAACAATGGAAGGCATACGCACGCATTACCCCCATCTCCGCGACGTATCAGCAGTTCGATGCGGCAGACATGGGGACTGCGCTGAAGACATGGACGTTATACGTCAGTGACTGCTCAATGGACGATCAGGACGTGACGTGTAGTCTCACCAAGGTTAACCCGCTCAACCGCAACGTTGGTCGGCTGTACACCGTCGAAGAATATCCGGGGCTTCAGAATGCATAAAGATGATTTTCTCCAGGCTGTCATCGGTAAGCCGTGGAAAAACCGCGCGTGCTCATTCGAGGCCATGGATTGCTGGGCGTTAGTGGTTCTCTATTACCGGCACGTTCTCGGCATCGAGATACACCAGACGGCAGACTACGAAAGCGGCAGCGACTTCCTGACCTGTTACGACGCAGATGTTGTGTTCTGGCGCAGCACAGAATCCTTCGTGGATGGCGACATTTTTGTGGCATGGGTCGGCAGCAGGCCGGTACACGTCGGCCTCATAGTTGACGGTAAAGCGCTGCACAGCCGCGGTGAAAACGGACACGTCAGGCCTGATGCTATCCGTACCATTCAAAAGCTTTTTACTAAAGTGGAGTTCTACCGGTATGCCGATTATCGAAATCCAGCGCATTCCAGGGATGCCAAAAGACCGGGCTGAAGTACCGGCTGGCACACTGTTTTCAGACTGGCTGGAGCAAGAGAGCTTTCATCGGGATATTCGCATCCATGTAAACGGCACTGAGCTTGCGCCGGATGACGAACTGGCCTTTCGCGTCCTGGATGGTGATCGGGTACTCATCTTCGATCAGCCAAAAAGTGGGGGGCTTATTGGTACTATCCTTAACCCTCTCGAACACTTCAACCCGATCAAGTTTACACAGAAAGTGCTTTCCGGCCTGATGCCGAAACCCAATGCCAGCGCAGCAAGCGGGAACAGCAAGACCTCTCCCAACAACAGCCTCAAGGGGCAGACAAACATCGCACGTAACGGTGAGGCCAAGCCTGACAATTTCGGGCAGGTGAGGGCGTATCCTGACCTGACCCAGGAGTCTCTTTTCGAGTATGAAGCGAATCTGAAGTACATCACTGAACTGATGAGCTTCGGGCTTGGGCGTTACGATATTTCTTCGGTCAGGTTCTCTGAAACGAACCTGGGCTCAATGGCCGGGGCGTCATATACCATTTATAATCCGGGCGCTGTTATGCCGCAGGTATTTGAAGGCTATCAGTTTGATGATGTGGACGGACAGGAAGTCCCTGGTCTTAATGAGAGCGGCAATTTTCCGGTAGAAACCGCTACGGCAACCACTGTCATAAGCGGCGCATACGCTGGCGGACAGATTGCCATGAAAATTGTGAAGCAAGCTGCGTTCGATTACTTTGCCGATCTGTCATTCCCTCATCCGGTTACACTCACGATTAACGTCTCTTACCCGGTCACTGGCGGCACTAAAACGGAGGATGTTACACTGTCAGCCAACCTGATTGGTTTTGCTCAGACCAGCAACGGCGCTGTGGTTAACCCGATTCTCTATTATACGTTTACCTTTGATCGCCTCGACGGTCCAAACATCCCCATCGAGAGCGCAACAATAAACACCACCAAGTTCATACTGAATGACAACGCGGCATTAATCGTCGGCCCGTTCTTTTCCCCGCTCCCCTCAAGCCAGTTATGGTTGCATACTCAGTCCGGGCTTGGCGGCGACAGCGAAACGAACTGGAAGGTGACACTCTGGAAGGTGGATGACAACAACGACCAGATCCCCGGTACTGAGCAGACGTTCACGTATAAGCAGACAACGCCGCACCATCACAACACCGAGACGTTTTATCGGACAGACAAAATCACGCCTGTCGGTGGGTATGGCCGGTACGCAATTTCTTTCCAGCGTACTGACAACAGCAGTGATGCCAGTAAATTGCAGGTGGAGGAAATTCACGCGGTAAACGTGCGTACAAACGTGGTTCATCCTGACGATACGCTGGTTGTGGTAAAGGTGCGCGCCACCGAAAACGCTACCGGTTCACGTGATCGCAAATATAACGCGCTCATCACCCGGCACGTCATCAGCTATAACATGGTAACGCAGCAGGTTGATTACACGCTCAGACCGTCAAGGAAATTTGCCGACATCGCGCTGCATAACTGGCTGATAACCGGCGAACAGCCAGAATCAAGCATAGATATTTACGGCCTGTACCAGATACAGGCTGAGATCGACGCAATTGATCCGCGCCTGGGGTATTTCGATTACACCTTTGATGATGAGGACGTGTCGCTGGGTTCACGCATGGAAAGCATATGTGATGCTGCCAGCGTTTCTGTATATGACGATAACGGAGTACTTTCCTTTACCAGAGACAGCCGGAAAACGTCAGCTGCAACGATATTCAACCGCTCAAATACAAAGCCAGACGGTTATTCCCTCTCTTTCGATATGACGCTGCCAGGAGGGTATGACGGCGTTGAAGTGCAGTTCCGTAACCCGGACACAAATAAACAGGACTTTGTGCGCTACAGGGTGTCAGGCAACAGCATTGTAGAGGGAGCACCAACGAAGGCTAAGAAGTTTGAACTGCTGTATATCAGGAACAGGTTTCAGGCCAACGAGAGGGCGTTACGTGAATGCAAGCGCCTCATCTATTCGCGCATGACCATGTCTGTCACAGCAATGGCGGATGGTGAGTGGGTGAATATCGGCGACATGGTGCAGGTGCCAGACACGTATGACACCAACCAGCAGGCCGGGTATATAGTTTCCCGCAGTGGTAATAACTTTGAAACCAGCGAGCGTATCAACTTCTCAGGGCAGATGTTTGTTCAGATAACTGATGCGCTGGGCGCGACCACTGCAAGATACCCCGCAGCGCCGAGAGGGGATACCGATTACGGATTCTCTGCTGCCATACCAACCATCGAATTAAATCTTTTTGACGGATACAACGTGCAATCCCCATCGCGGTATGTGATCGCCACGTCCGAAGAGCTTGATTACGGGCAATGGACCATTACCGCAAAACAGCCAGACGGAAAAGGTAGCACGGCATTAACGCTGGCAGAGTACAGCGACAAAATCTACATGTGATTTCTTCAACATCCACCCAGCCCGGCCACTGCGCCGGGTTTTTTTATGGAAAAAATATGGCTACTCAACCCACACAGAATCCTGTCCCGAGTGAATCCCCGCGCGATCTGAAATTTAACGCCGGTAAAATTGACGAATTTGTAACGTCGCTGGTCAATACCTATATCGACCGGTTCGGAAATGCCCACTACACGATTGAAGGGCTGAAACAACTTGTTCTTCAGCAAATTTATAACCTCGGCTGGAATACTGTAGGCACATTTCAGGATGGGGCTATTATCAGCGCAGCTGGAGATATCATCCAGGATGAGTCTACAGGGGTATGGTATCGATGGGACGATCTTTCAACCCTGCCAAAATCTGTTACAACCGGATCGACACCAGAATCAACTGGCGGGGTAGGCGAAGGGAAGTGGCTTGCGGTGGATGTGAGTGACATTCTTCGCAAGCAGTTAGCTGAAGATGATGGCGCTCTCCTGATCGGAAACTTCGCCTCATCGGCGGGAGTTATTTCTGCGAAACTATACGGTGTGCAAAGTGGCGTAGACTGCGCACCTATAATCCAGACTCTGCAAGACATGTCTGAGTCTCTCAGGCTTCCGATTGACTTCAGTGGGATTTCTGAAGTGCGCTTTACTGGGCGCATCCAGATCGGAGACTGGTTCCATTGGAAGGGTGCCGGGAGGTTTAATACGGTAATCAAGCCGTTGTCTCTTACCAGAACGGAGGTTGGCACATACGGAGATGGTGTGTACGCATGGTTTAGCAGGAAAGACCCGACTAAAAATTTAGATTTCGCGATGTGGGAAGATATGGGCTTTGATGGTCAATACCAGGATGGATACTCCGTTGCGGTAGAAAGAATGGTAGTTGCCTTTGCGTGGCATTTTAAAGGTTCGGCTATAGGGCGAAATATTACAGCCCAACGTTGCCATTTAAAGAACTGCCCTCACGAAGGATGGCACGGCTACACGACTGATGGCGGGCAAATTGATGGCATAAATTATTTACACTGTTCATCAGAAGGAACTAATCCACTGGTAACCTCCGTTGGGTTTAACGCCTTTAAGTGCATGAATGGGCTAATAGATGCGCCCGGCCCTTACGGTGTCTACACTATCCGCAACATTGTTAGCAGAAATAATACTGCCTTTGGCCACCGCACGCTTAATGATTTTAAACGCGGCTGCGAGCGCTGGACGATTGATGCGTGCCAGACAAATGATATGAATGATTGTCATCACTCAACTGATGGTTCGCGATTTGGAACTTTCACTGGAAGTAACATAGGCATCCAGAACGGCATTTCTTATAACACTAAAAACTTCTTTGAGTTACAGGCCGAGAATGTATCAATTTTAGGTGGAACTTATAAGGCCGCCCCCGGCACGGCTCAGGCAGGGCAGGCCGGTATCTTTATTGCCGACTATAAATACCCGTCAGAGTCAAACTATCATCAAAGCAAAAACATCATTATTGATAATGTTAACATATCGAATGTCAACCAAGGAGCCGTAAGGCTGAACAATACGGCTAATGTTAGAGTGGGGGGTATTACAGCCGAATTCTGCAACGGGCCGGCAGTCTCTTGGGAACTAGCGGCGGGCCATATCGACGGTGTTACACTCGCAGAAATAGTACCTAGCAATAATCAGCAGGGTGACGTTGCTACACGAGGAAGTCTGACGGAGATTAATATCGCTACCGGGCATAGCGTAGCAATTACAGGGACTATAAAAAGTGCAGGTTATTTATCGAGATTGGGATCTGGTAATATTGTGTACCCGGGTAATAAACCATACACTGTCATGAATCCTACATATCGTAATAATGACAGGATGCTAATAAATGTAACAAGCTCTGCACCAACTAAAACTGATTTTGCAACCCCGCCGGTATCAGTTCCATATGCATTCACTTTGAATGATACCAATACCGCATCAGCGCAGGGATTATCTGTTGGCAGAATTGCAACTAACACCAATGGATGTGTATTTTTTGATGTGTATGTACTTCAAGGAACAGCCACTGCTGCTGCGGTTATATTCAGGGAGCTAAACTCAGCAGGAGCGTCAGTGGCAACGACATATTTGAATGCATACATACCCACCTCATGGGCTAACAGATCATATATCTACAAACCAACAAATGCAGGTTGTGTTGCAGTTGAGGTGCTTTTGGCTCCTGCGTGTGATACTTCTGGAACAGTATCATTGACGGGAACAACTAGCTTTGCTGATGTCAGGCTTAGTGATATGCCTATCTAAAAAGAGGCCCGCAAGGGCCTCTTTTGTTCAATAAATTCTGTATTCCTCTTTTCTTTTGTTAGTTATCGTGTTGAATATCCCAACCTCTATTTTCTCCACATCTGAAACGTCAATTGATGGGATTTCTCTTTGCGTGTAAGACTTGCCATCTATGCTAACGGTGAAGGTGCCAACATCTGCAGGAATGTAACCTGATTTTCCGCGAATATATATGTGCATGTAGATCCTGTCACCTTTTTTGGCAAGCGGGTATATTGGACCAGTGAACTCCATCAATACCACTCCCTTCGCTCCAAGTGCTTCACTGTAGAATCCTATCCATTTCAGCTTCTCCTTCCCATAAAAGGTTAAGTCCGTTTTAATCTTTTGAGCCTTATGAATTTGAGAAAAATCGAAACCAGGTGCAAAGCGGTCTATCTTTGATAAACCATAGAATTTAGCCATGTCAGGGCTATGGTAAGTATCAAACTTATCATTCTCTTTGACCATTCTGGGGAAGTAAAAAGCTGGTATTTTTACCTCTTTTTCTCCCCTATCCCTTGCCTGGGATGCCATCTTGTCTCTAATTTCTTCCTGTCCATGCGTAGCTATCATCGCTCTGGTGAAAAGATAATATGAAGGAACAAAGTAAGCTGCACAGAAGATGGCTATGCATGTCATAAGTCCTGCTTCAAATTTACCAACAGCCTCAAATGCATCAACTAGTACAAAAGCTAATGCAATAAGCATGAAGCAAAGACCACCATTCATAGAGCGTGGCGGAAACACTGGAGATCCAATAAAAGCGGCATTGGCGGCAATAGCACCAACTATAAATGCAGTCATGTAAATTATCGTGCTTTTTTTCAGCGTCCCGCCCATAGAGGCGACAATAATTGCAGCAATCAACACAAGATAAACAGGCCAATACTCTGCCATTGCCTGCGGGAACCTGTCGAAGAATTGGATTTGATACTTCTGCATGAAGCTCATCGAATTCCACTCAACAAATGTTGCTGCCCTAGCTCGGTTTCCAGGTGAAAGAAGAAGTATGGCAGCCCCAATTATCACCCCAGACATCGAATAGATGATAACCGATCTGCTTGCCTTCTCGTAAATAAGTACGAATGCGGATAGGAACACCACAACGGCACCAGTATTTTCATTTGAGCAGCCTGCCATTAATCCCAATATGAATAATGCAATAACGTTTGTTTTTTGTGATCTGATTGATCTCAGCAAATAAACAAAAAACGCCGCTATAAACATGTTGGTCCACATGTAGTTTGCGGAGCCAACTATCCAGAATGATGTTTGCCCAAGATTGGGGTTCGCTATCCAGTACAGAACAAAAATAAAAGCAGCACGTAAGCAAAACTGCAATTTAGAAGAAATTTTTTCTATAAAAGGAATTGATGAAATGAAAATGACAAGTAAAGAAAATGCCATGCTATTCAATGCGGCATAGGCATAGCGAGGGAGTTCGCCCATCATGAACGCCCCCATGAAGTTAGCTACGAGCCTACCAGACCATTGAAGATAAAAATAATAGTGAGTTAAAGGTGATATGCCTTTCATCATGAAAGAGTAATCATCGGATTGCATAGGCACATACATAGACGGTATGAGCACAATCAGAAATATTACTAAGAAACATGCTAGCTTTTCATAACCGAAGAGTTTCAATTATTTCTTCTCCTTCAAAATGTAGCGTGGGCGTTGTTTGACTTCCGTGTAAATTCTTCCGATGTATTCACCTAGTACACCAATCCCGATAAGTTGGATGCCACCCAGGAATAAAATTGAAACCAGAAGAGATGGGTAGCCGCGCACCGCATTACCGAAAGCAATAGTGTCGATTATCATCCATGAACCATATATGAATGCAACGCCAGCGACTACAAGCCCGATATAGGTCCACATTCGAAGCGGAAATGTTGAGAAACTGGTTATGCCTTCGAGCGCAAGATTCCATAGCTTCCAACCGTTGAATTTTGAACTGCCTGCTACGCGTTCTGCGCGGGCATATTCAACGACATCTGTACGGCCTCCAACCCAACTTAAAACGCCTTTCATGAAAAGGTTTCGCTCTGGCATGAGCTTAATATTTTCCACTACACCCCGAGACATCAGGCGGAAGTCACCAACATTTTCCTCGATCTGCGGGCTGCTGATCTTGTTATGAAGTTTATAAAACCATTCTGCGGTCTTGCGCTTCAATCTGCCATCGGTAGATCGGTCTGAACGCTTAGCCAGAACCATATCTGCCCCGGCTTGCCATTTCTCTATCAGGTGCGGAATGACCTCAATTGGGTCCTGCAGGTCTACGTCAATCGGGATAATCGCTTCACCTGTCGCGTGGTCAAGCCCGGCGAATAAAGCAGGCTCCTTCCCAAAGTTGCGGGTGAAGGACAGCGGAACAACAAGAGGGTCAGCAATAGCCAGCGCGTTTATAATTGATTCTGTCGCATCTTTGCTACCATCATTAATGAAGACTATTTCGACTTCATGCTGCTGAAGACCTTCAAACTCCCGCACGGTTTTATAGAAGATTGGAATAGCTTCCTCTTCATTAAATACCGGAACGACCAGAGAAATTTTCATTTCGCATCCCTAAAGACAATGAACTTTGAATAGATGAAGCCGCACACCAAGCTGATGGCGGAGAACACGATTAACGTAATGATAGGTGCAAGACCAGATTTGTCGGCTCCCCAGCCAACAGCAGCGCTTAGAGTCCCCATGAACCCGACATAAAGCATGTATCGCAGCGTAGTCGTTGATGACTTGAACGTGAATCGAGCATTTGCGAAGAAGCTAAATGACACCGCCACTACAAATCCGGCAAAGTTTGCCAGGGCTTGGCCTGTGTGAAAAACGTAAATAGAAATAGCGAACACAACCCAGTGAATGAGTGTGTTGATGACACCGATTGATGTGTACCTGGCGAATAGCTTTAACATTATATAAATCAGTCAATTCGGAAAGGTCTGAAGTTTAGCACCAGATGATCACTTGATCGACCCTCAAGATTAACGATACTGTATATGCATACAGTTAAAATCGGAGGTGCATTATGGGTTTTCCATCGCCAGCAGCAGACTACGAAGAGCAGCGCATATCACTGGATCAGTTGTGCATCACGCGTCCATCGGCAACGTACTTTGTCCGTGTCCGGGATTCGTGCGTAAGGGAAGGCATACTCCCCGGGGCGCTGCTGGTTATCGACAGCGCTGCTGAAGTGTTCGACGGGTCGATAGTCGTGTGTGCAATTGCGGGAGAGTTCAGTCTGGCGAGATACAGGAAACACCCGGCACCGCACATTGAATCATTACAGGACGGCAGGCCGGGAGAAATCGAATCGGAAGATGATGCCGTGTTCGGCGTGGTGACGTACATCGTTAACGATGCGCGGGATGGAGAGTTTGATGACTGCCCGGTGATGTGA